GGCAAATCTTTGGGTGAAATTACCAGCATTTGAGTCTGGTATATTTTGTTCCCCTACTAGATCTGAATGGTGGGAATACCATATCGAACATGAAAATCCATCTGCATCAGCATAAGTTATATTATCATTTGGTTGTACATAAATGTCCATTGATTTCAAACTACAAGAATAATTTGCTCCATCTGGTATTCTCCAACCTGTATTCATTCCTGTTCTTCCTTCAGCATTTGTTGAAGATATATCATCATAATCAGTTCCATAATCTTGGGTCCAATCTTCCATAGTATGTATACCTTTTGTATTAGGTCCTTGCCAATTATCATCATCATCACTATCTACTCTTGTAGTTACTTCCCATGTATGATAAATGTTATCGTATACTTTATCCGCTGTTATTGTTCCACTTGCACTTATATTACCTGAAGATGTTATATGACCTGCATTGGGGTTTATAGATGCAAAAACAGTTCCACTATTATCTTGGAATCTAACTTCATCATCTGCTCTCATTTTTATAAAATCATCACCCTCTATAGTTATATAATGTTCACCACCTTTTATAAATTGGTCCGTTCCATCCAAAGCATCATCAAAAGATATTATACCTGCTCCTGGTAAACGGACATTTTCTGCTGTTATATTTCCACTTGAACTTATATTACCTGAAGCTGTTATGTGGGTTGTTGATATATTTGTTATAGTTGTAACAGTAAGTGTTTGCGCGCCTGGATTATAAGATAAACCATTTGTTGATGTTTTTAAAGATTCGTTTGTTGCGGTTGAATTATTTGAATCTACAAATACAGGATAAAAAGCGGCACTTGTATTTGTTCTTTGTGTTGCAACTGTTGCTGCTGCTGTTGCATTTGGGGCTACATGTTCTCCTTCTGTTGTTACTACTGTTCCAGCACCTCCCCATACTCCTGCATCTATTTCATCTGTTACTAGTTGATTTGAAGAATTTAATACTACAACAGAATTATCTGTTCCTGCATTTAATTTAGCATGTATTGTTCCACTACTACTTATATTACCTGAGGCTGTTATATTTGTAAATTTAAAACTATTTAAAACAGCAGAACCAGAACCATAATATAACTTACCTTGATCTAAACTTATTGCAAATTCTCCTTCAGCTAAACTTGAAGGTGCTGTGTCTCCTGTTCCTCTTTTTAATTGTATTGTACTTGCCATAATTTTTTATTCTATTATAAATATTTAAAAACTTCCCCCATCTATTATTCCTGTAAGTTTATTTGCTATTATATCACCACTTGCCGATATATTACCTGAGGCTGTTATATAATTAATATTAATATTAGCACCTGATGATAAATTATCAGCTGTATTAGCGTGTGATGAAGATATTTCTTTAATTATTTCATGAGAAGATGAAATAGCATACGATGCAGAAATTGCATGTGAAGCAGATATAGGAGTATATAAAGAACCTGTTCCGTCTGTTATTTCTCCACTACTTGATACTTGTAAGATTCTTTGATAAGTATCTTGTATGTTTAATCCTGTTAAATCGGGTAATGCCATTTATAACCATTTTTATTTTTGTTTTTCAAGAACTTTTAACACACCCCCTATTACTTTATCTGTGTTTTTTACGGGATTATCTTGGAGATATGTTGCTACTATATTATTTAGTTTATTACGTTTGAAAGATATATTATCCATGTTTATATCTTCTTTTATTAATAATTTAAATAAATTTATAACGTGTTGTTTTTCAGATATTGTTACGTTTCTTTTAACTTTAACTTTTGCTTCTACAATAGGTTTTTTAGTTGTTTGAGATTTTACTTCTACAGTTACTTTTTTACTTGTTTCTACTTCAAAATCACTTTCCCAAGGAGTAAAATATGTATCTTCTGCGATTACTTCTAATCGTATATTTCCTGTTGTGTCTTCATCTATAAGCCCTTTTAATTTTTTAATAGGAATTTCACATTTACCTGATTTAGAAATTGTACCTTTAAATAATAATGAATATTCAGGAGTTTCTACTACTAATCTTGCTTTTGATTTTTTTAAACTTGCTCCTTGTAATGATATACTACATTCAAAAAGTTCTGTTTTATCCGTAAATAATTTATACATATTTATAAATATTAAATAGATATATTTTCAGCGATCATTTCTACCCCCAATACTTCTTTAACTGCTATTTTTATATCTTTTGCTTTTATTTTATATTGTTTAATTTCTCTTTTTTTAGATTCTGTTATAGTATTTCCGTAAACTTTTAATATTAATTTTATTAATTTTCTTTTCTTTGGAGCATTATATTTATATATTTCTTCACTAAAATCACCTCCCCCTCTTATTAATTGTTGAATTAACTGAACTTCATCCCATTTATATGTGTTATTATTCCATGTAAAGTCAGCATTATTCCATGTAATTGGTGTGGACATTATAATACAACAAAACTAAATTTAGCACCAATCACCCCAGATATATCCTCAACTCCCGCCATTGCAAACCACTTAAATGTACCCGCTGCTACTCTACTAATATGTATGGCTACTCCATCAACATTAGATGATCCTATTATTACTGAAGTTGCTACTACTGAATCATTAATTACTGTTTGGGGTTCTGTTGCTCTATATGCACTTACTCCTGGAAAAGTAGTAGAAAGTACAATTGTTTTTCCTTCTGCTGTAACAGTATCACTCCAAGTGTACGCAGTTCCATCTTGACCAACATTACCTGTTATAGTTAAATTTGCAAAACTTGGTCCTGATGTTGTTGTAACATGTTGATTCATATTATAAACCTCAGTAGCTCCTTGTCCTGTATTTATTTGTCCTACTGTTGCTGTTCCACCAATTGTTAATCCAGATGTTGAACTTCCTGATATATGTCCCGATGCTGTTACATTTCCTACAAAATTATGTCCTTCAGTATTAGCTCTTCCATATCTTATAGAATATATATTATTATCATACCCTATTGCAAGATCCCTAGAGGTTTGATATTCTGCAAAACCTTTATTATCTAAATAGATTGCTCTAGATGTATATGTATCTTGACTAGTTATTCTAGATGTTGAACTTCCACTTAGATCACCAGACATTGTTACATTTGTTAATGTAGATATACTACCATTTATAGATAACCCATCGTGTCTTGCGTCTATTAATGTTTGTTCATCATTAGTACCAAGATTTAATATTCCTCCTGCTCTTTGTAATGCTACAACGTTATCTAGATATAAATCAGCACAATGTAAATCACCACTTGCACTTATATCTCCGGAGGCTGTTATATGTGCTGCTGTTAAATCATTTATTGTTGCATTTCCTCCTATAGTTAAAGTTGTTGTTGAACTACCACTAATTTCATGATTTGCTATTAACCTTCTGTCTAATGTTAAATCTTGTGCTGTTATTAGTGTTGTTGAGCTACCACTTATATGACCTGATGCTGTTATAGGTACAAGTATTTTTCCTAATGCTGATATTCCACTTGTATTTACTTGAAATTGAGTTATTCCATTATTACTAATACCTGTAAATATTTCATCACTACTAACATTTTGTGATATTATGTTTTCTCCTTTTATTTCTCCACTTGAACTTAATCCTCCTGAACCTGATAATATTAAATTTCCTGTTGATACATTAAAATGAATTGGTTTATTTGTGGCACTAGTCATAAAATAAACATCACCTCCGTGTGCTCTAAGTTCTATATCATCTGCTTGAACAATAAAATCATCTGAAGTAGATATAAAAAGATCTGTTGAATCATGGGCCGTGTATATTTTAGATCCTAAAGGTGCCCCAAAATATATAGTTCCCTCATCTCCATTTTTAACATATAAATCTGCACCTATTATATTTCCACTAGCACTTATTTCATTTGCAGTAACATACCCGAATGAGCCTGTACCTGTTGCTATTACATCCCCACTTGCACTTATATTACCTGAGGCTGTTATATCCCCCGTAATACCCATACTACCTACATTATCTCCTGATAAATTAACCATAGAATCTATCAAATCAGCATATTGTGGTTCTGTTGGTATATCTCCTGTTTGGAAATATGTTTTTAAAGTAACTTTTGTTTGTATTGCCATATTTTTATCCTATTACGTTTGTAAATTCTACTATTTGATATCCTATTCCTGTTCCTATTTGTCCTAAACTTTCAGCTGTTGGTGCGCTTCTTACTTCTTCTCTTGTTAAAGGTTCTCCCGTAGGAGATACTATTAATTCAGTTCCAAAAGAAACTACAGATTTACTATAGAACTTAGGTGGTTTTCTTGTTAATTCTTTATTAATACTATCTGGTACTAAATATCCCTGAAGTGTTAAACCAAAAGTTGTTTTAACAACTCTATCTTCACCTTGAGCTACTTCTGTTGTATTATTATACGTATCTATTTTAGCATTAAATTTAAATCTTTCTTCATCCCCCCAATAAGCATCAGAAGCATAGTTTATAGTTTCAATTAATCTATTCATTTGGGCTACATAATCACACCAAATAGTACAAGTATATGTTAATTTTACAAAATCAGGAACTACAACAGCATGAAATTCTCTTTGTGGTGTTCTTCCTTGTAAAATAGTAAAATTATCATATTGATTCTTTTTTGTATATTTTTCTTTAAAAGTATAATAAAGTTGTGGGTTATTTCCATCTAATTTATTTCCTAAATCTCTTCTTTTTTCAACACCATCTCTTTTAAACATAATAAGAGGGGTTTGAATTTTACCTTCTTTATCTCTATAAAAACCATCTTTTTGAACTCCTTTCCATCTTTCAGGAGAACCATAAATTAAAGGGACATTTGTTCTATTACCATTTATTATAACTGAAGGTTTTATAACATTATTAAAATAATACATTATAGCTTCATCATGATCTTGTAATCCTATAGATGTATCTTTTATTATATCATCTTTACGAGTAGTAAGTCTACCTCTATTTGTACTAGCTCTATTATCAGGAAGAGGAAAATCATCCATAGGAAATCCTTGTGATTCTGGAAATTTACCAGGATCTGTACCAAAATTAGATGATAAATTGTCCCTCAAACGGTCATATCCACTTGATGGTATAGGTCTTCTTGGATCTATGTTTTTTCTATCTGCCATTTTATCCTAATAAGTTAGCTGTTCCCCCATTTAATTTTTCTGTTGTTGGGTATTTACCTTCTCTTAAAGGTATTAAATTTAATTTTTCTACTCTAGATAGATGAGTATTAATTAATATCGAAAAACTTTCTCCAAAATTTACAGTTTCTGTTGAAATAGCATAATCTGGATCTCTACCTAATATAAGTTGATTTTCAATTTTTTCATCTACTTCATAAAAATTATTTCTAAAAAGTAATATATCTCCTATTTCTGGAATTAAATTTATATTTTTTAATTCTTTTTTTAAAAATCTAAATGCTAATGATTGATTAATATCAGATCCAAAATCATCAGAACTCCATGCTTGGTCTGCTCTATCTATTAAACATGCTATTTTTAAAGGTTCATAATAATTTTTACCTGGTGCTTCACCATAAACATTTGTTTTTGTTTGTTCTAAGGCAAATTTATAATAAGCTGCTTCTGTTTGGATTATATCCTTTAAAAGCTCATCGTTTATAGTATTAAATAAACATATATCTCGTGATCCTCCAAATAACGCCATTATAATCTTTTTAAGGTTTCTTTTCTAAATTTCATAGATTTTATTCCAGGTATTCTTATTTTATCTGTATCGTTTTTAGCTAAAGCAGAATCTAAAAATTGTTGTAACATATTTTTAGCATCTCCCCTTGTTACAAATTTTATTCTTAATCTAATATATTCATCTCCTGATGTAGATTGAATATAATCTTCAGGAGTAATAATAGTTACAATTGTTATTCCTTTTAAAGCTCTAATTTCATTAGTGATTTCATAATGAGAAGCCATATTATCTACAAATAAATCAACTTCTATACTATAGTTATTTAAGATTTCTAATAATATGTCTTTTAATTTAATCATTAATGTATATAAATTTGGTAAGGATTATCTATAGTATATGACTGTTGTTTTTGATCACTTTCTGCTGTTGATCTTTCTAATTGTTTAAGAGTAGTTGTTGCTTCTAAATCTTCTCTTAATTGAGTAATTAACTGTTCTTTTTCAGCTCTAGCTTCATCTAATAATCTTGTATAATCTAAAGTTGTTTCAGATCCAGGAATAGGTACTACTTGATATTTTCCTCTTACACTTCCTAACATTTCTTTAGCTAAAGCTAAAGAATATTTCCTAATCCATTGTCTTCCTGGTTCATTTATATAAGCATATGTAGGTCTTTCATATGGGGCATTTGAAATATCTGTAACTAAATTTTTAGGTTTAGATACTTCATTTCCTTGAGCATCTTCTTCTGTTGATGGGTCTGAAGATGTATCAGACATAGTATATTCAAACCAAAGAGTATAATCTCTAGTAGGAATAGGAAATAATTTTAAATATTTACCTGCATTTAATTCAAAATGATATGATGATTTTCTTATTTGATCATTAAATTCAATTGCTTGTAATTTTAAAGCATCAAAATATATAGGCATTAACATAAAATTTACACCAGGTGAGTAATTACCAAAACCAAAAGTTTGCATTAAAGATTGAATTCCTGTACCTGTACCTGCATATGGGTCAAAATATCTATTTATGGCAGAAGGAGCATAATGATATATCTTTTTTATTCTTATTTGTTTATCTCCTGCTTGTATAGCAGATCCTGAACTTTCAAATTTTAATCCTGAAGCACCCCCATCAAAACTAGATGTAGTAAAATTAGAAAAATTTGATGTTATAGTTGTATCTCCTGCTGTTCCTTCTATTTTTTGAGTAAGTGTTATTACAGAAGCAGAAACTGTTGCCTTAAAATGTTTATCTGTATTTAAATTGATAAGATCAGCCAAATTAGTGGCTGCAGATGCTGCTGAAGATCCAGTTTCAAATTGATTTAAACTAGAAGATACATGATAAGCACTTGATGATGCATGAGCTGTATATGTGTGTGAACTTCCGTTTGTAGCTATTATAGTTAAAGATTGAGATGGAGATGGGATTCCTGTAAATGTTAAATCTGCTGTAGAAAATCCAGGGGCTTGTGATAATAAATTATATCTTTGTTGATTTCTTTTTACAGATAAAGAAGCTGAATATAATCTAGTATCTGTTAAATTATAACTAGTTCCTGATCCTTGACTTCCTGCACCCCCTCCATAATCAGATCCATAATAATCATCTAAATATATTTGATTTAAAGCTGATCCTGTGGCTTTTCCCTTAATCCTAAATAAATTGTTAACTATTTGGAAAGTATATACTTGATGACCATATTCTGTTACTGCTTCTTCAAAACATGTAAAAAAATTAACAGCTTGAAGTTCTATATCAACTAAGGGATAACCTAATCTTTGGGCACACCAAGTTGCTATATTATCAGCGTCACTTGAAAAATCAGAATCAGTATCATAAAACCCAAAAGCAGTATCACCTACTGCAAATGATGATGAGCCGGGCCATATAGGAATATTTGCCATGTTAATCTAGTTTAGTTGTTCTCGTATAAATATGGAAAAATTACGAAAAAGGTTACATTCCGTTTAATAATTCGAATACCTCATCTATTGCTTCATGGCGATGATTATCTTCTAATACTCTTTTATAAACATATTGAGAATTTGTAATTTTAGGTAATTCATGGATAGCAGAATAATTAGAATCTTTTAAATCAATTTGTTGATTATCTCCTGTAAATATCATTGTTGAATTTTTTCCTAATCTACCTAAAGTCATTCTTAATTGTGATTTAGTTAAATTTTGAAATTCATCAACTATTACTAAAGAATTTTCAAATGTTCTACCTCTAAAGTGAGCTAAAGAAACTAATTCAATGGATTCTTCCTTTTCCATTTTATCTAAAATAAGTGGTTTATTGTAAACTTTTCTCATATTAGATCTAATAGGTACTAGCCAAGGTTCCATTTTTTCTTTTTCAGAACCAGGTAAAAATCCATTATCTTCAGTTGATACTGTAGGTCTAGTTATTATGATTTTATTGATTTGTCTTTTAAAAAATAAATCTAAAGCAATTTGGCATGCTAATAATGTTTTACCACTACCTGCTTTACCGACTATAAAATTATAGGGATGATGAAGTATTGCTTGTTTTGCTGATTTTTGTTCTGGTGAAAGTGAAAGTGAAAATCTAACCAAGCCTTTTGGAGGCTTTTTTACCGTATTTTGTTTAGCCATATAATGTAACGTTTGATAATACATATAAAAAAAAAAGAGTCGCTATTGCGACTCTTCTTTAAAATTTAATAGATTAACTATTAGTCTTCTTTAGTTAATGTAATTTTATTTTCTGCAGCTGATTTACCATATACAAAAAATAAAGATCCATTACTAGTAAATTCTACCCAATCACCAGGTACAGCTCCATTTACAAATGTAACTCTATCTGCATCTGTATCTGCAGTTAATGTATGGTTACCACCATTTGCTGCTGATTCTTCTACATACCCAGTTAATTTATCTTCAGCACCTGATGTATTGATAATACCCGCATCACCTGTAACTGTAAGGATTACTTTTACATTCCATCCTGCGGATGTAGTTGCAACTGCTGGTAAAGTAATAGTGTTAGCACTTGAAGCATCCATAAAGATAATTTTTCCTGAATCTTCATTAGTTAATGTTGTAGAAGTTCCTGTTGGAGAAGATGTTTCTCTAATAGCTAATTCTACACTGTCAAGGATATTGTTAAAATCCGAGTTTGAGTTCTTTAAGAACGATCTTGATCTGTTTGCCATTTTATTTAATTTTTTGACATTATGGGGATACAACTATAGTGGTCAATCCATAGAGGCCATTTTCCCCGTTTTTAATATTGTTTAACAATATCGACCAAACATTGTTTATCGTAAATAAATATAAAAAAAGAGCCGCTAATGCGGCTCTTTCTTAAAAAGATTTTAACTAACTTTTTACAGTTGGTCTAAGTCTCTAATTACTACTTTACCATAGAAATCAGGACGAACCATTTTCTTAGCGTATCTAGTCATAATACCTTTTCTTGGTGTGAATGACGTTGGATCGTACACTAATGGAGTCATGATTAATGGAATATATGGAGCAAAGACAGCACCAGTTTCAAGGAATTGAGATCCTTTGTAACCCATTAAAATGATATTTTCAGTCATATAAGGATTTTTGTAAACTGTGTATCTGTTGTTAATTGCACCAATCTTTTGAACACCCATGTTGTATTTGTCACTGTCTCCAGCTGAGTCAGCAGCAAATCCTGGGATTGATTCTAAGATTGTAGAAACTCTTGGAGAAACTACTAAGAAATTAGCACCACCTCTTAAAGTTTTCTGATGAATTAAGTTACTAACTTTTTGTAATTTAATACCTAAAGTTTGGAACCAAGACATCTTAGTGTAATATACACCTAAGTTGTTAGTTTCTGTAGAGAAAGTAACTGCTGGGTTAGAACCACCTACTGAGTTGTTAGATGGGCTAGTAACTGAAACATCTTCACCTACTTTAGCACTCCAACCTTCAACTGTATCAGCGTTTCTGATTAACATGTCTAAGATTTCTAAATCAATTTCCATTGAAATATATTCACTTAAGATAGAAGTTAATTCTGCTTCAGCGTCAATTGAATGGTAAGCATTCAAGTCTTGAGCGAACTCAGGAGTCCATTGTGCTTTCAATTTACGTGTTTTAGCAGCAACTGTATCACTTCTTAATTGAACATTGATTTCAGGGATTTCAAGTGTTGAGTTAAGACCATCAGTTCCACCACCAGCTGAAGATGCGTTTTTACCTTCCTCAAAGTCACCTCTGTCATCTAAGTTGTCAGGAGTGATTGGGTAAGTTACTTTCATACCTTCCATATCAATATTTGCAGCTGCTGAAATTACTAATTCAAGTTTACCAGCATTTACTCTTGTAAATTGTGGGAAAAGATCAACACCTAAAGATCCAGTTCCTAAAGAAATAGCTCTAATTGCATCTACATCAAAATCAACTAATGATGAAGTATTTACTGTTACAACTCTTACTACTGCATTACCATCATTAAATTCACCAGCTTTAGATGCTGAGAATTGTGTATCCATATTTAAGATACCATTTAATAATTCAGATGGAGTGTCGTGAGCTGCAGCACCTGAAGCTAAAGTAACTGTAGCAGATCCTGTTTGGTTAAATGAGTAACCGAAAGTACCTGCACCATATAGAGCTTTTCTATTTGCTGTAGCAGGAAGTTCAGTTCTCTTAAGGTCTGATGAAGCTCCATATAAGCTATCGCCTGATGTGAAACCATCACCTGTTGAACCATACTGGAAGTCTAAATAAAAGATCAATCCAGCAGGTAAGTTCATTGGTTGAACCGATACTAAATCTTTAGCAACGATTTCACCAAATACTCTTCGTACTAATGGAAGAGCTACACCTGCCCATGCTTCTGAATTACCAGTTGAAATATTAGCACCAGTACCCGTAGTGTTAGCTTCGTTTACTAATTGCTTTGCTTGGTTTTCCAAAAGAATAGCCATGTTGTTTGCGTCTGTAGAAGATTCAATTCCCTCTAAAAGTCCTGATTTTTCCCACTTACCAGATAATTTGGCAGCTTGGTTTTGAAGAACTTGGTAAGGACTTGATCCTTCTAATAATGAATTTACTGTGTTCATTTTTTTTATTCTTTTTTAATTAATTATTCGTTTATCTGTATGTTTGCTAATTTTTGGAAACGAGATACCATATTATTAGACTCTGAAATGATTTCTTTTTTAGGAGCTTTATAAATACCAGCTGCTTTAGAAGCCATTCCAAAATTTTCTTTTATAGTTCTTGTTTGATTTTTTCTAACAGATGCTTTCTTTGTATTAGCAACATTAAAAGTATCCTTAATTGTTTCATATATTAATTTAGATTCTTTAATACTTCCAGCTTTATCTAATGTTTCAACAACTCTAAGTTTTTGACCATCATCTAAATTGTTAGATTTAAAAATCCTATTAACATATAATAATTTAGAATTTAAAAGATTAACTTCATTAAGTTCAGATTTAACTGCTTTAAGGGCTTTTTTAGTTTCTTCAAGCTCTTCTGACTCATCACTTTCGTCTTCATCATAAGTTATATCTTCTTGTTTAATACCTTTAACTAATGAAGAATTTCCTATTTTTTTAAGTAAATCAAAAACACCTTTTAATTTAGGATGTTTCTCTGCGAATTCTGGATCTTCTAATGCCACTTCGATTGCTGTTGTAATACCAGCTGTACCTAATAGCGCTACTAATCCTGACAAAGCAGCAAATATGCTTTCATTTACAGGTTCAGCGTTTTCCATCATATCCATCATTGCCATTGGTTCTTTAGGTCCTCTTAAACCTGTATCTACTCCACCCATATCTGCTCGTCCACTTTTTGCGGCTAATATAGGAAGAATGTCTCTTATTTCTGATACATCATTCATTGTTAGGGAACCACCACTATTACACATTTCTATTTTATGTGGATTTTTTTCTGCCCATCCTAGTAATCTGTTTGTTTGTGGAACCGTTAATCCTATTTTTCGTGCTGCAGCAGCCATATCAGCGTCTCCTACACCACCAGTACCAGGACCGGTTGTCATTCCACCTCCTCCTGCAGGTAACCATTCAAAATGATCAAAGAGTGCAGTTAACCCCCATCCTATAAGGAAGCACCCAATCTTTATCCATATTTCATTTAAAGGTTGTTTTGTTTCGTCTAAATTATTGATTTCTTTTAGAAGAGCATCTAAATCAAATTCTTCACTTTCCATTACTTTATCAGCTGAATAATGGTGGTTTGTTCCAGTATATTCTGCTTTATAGTTTGGACGTGCTAATTCTTCTAGATCTTCTTCGTCTTCGTTAGCTTCATCGCCTTCTATTTCTAATTCGTTAAGAATTTCTTCTAAATCGATTTCTTCATCCATACCATCATCCATATTATCTTCATTTTCATTATAATCCATGTCTTCTTCGATGTCTGATTCCAATTCGTCTTCATCTAACATTGAATTTAAATCTAATTCTTCTTCAACATCATCATTTTCATCTTCATCGTAATACATGTCTTCTTCTAATTCTTCAGATAATTTAGCAGATAGCATTGATTGAAGTTTCGGTGTAAAAGCTTCTTCTAGGGCTGCTTTTGCATTTGCAAGAGCAACTTCACGAACAGCTTTAGCATCAGCGATAGCTTCTTTTAAAATGTCTTTTGCCATTTTCTTTTTGTTTTTTCTCTTTCGAGTCTCGTTAATTAATTGTACGGGAAATAAGGTTATTAGGAACCTTAATAAGGGTTTATAAATATCAGGGACGGCTTATTAGGAAGTCCGTATGTTCTAATATACATATAATAAAAAAATAGAAAACAAAAGAGGCGCCGAAGCGCCTCTCTTAAAAAAATATGTTCTAAAAACTATTACTTTTTACCTGTAAAAAATGATGCTACGATAATTAGTACTACTAATCCTACGAAACCACCTTCTCCAAATCCATTTACTAATGAAGTTAAATTAGCGATTGCATCCATTCCAAATACTGTTCCGCCTGTTAAGACGTACCAAAGGATTGTTACTGGAATTAAACCCATAAATAATGATCCTAATCCTGTTAAAAATCCACTTACTGTTGAAAATACTTTTTCCATTGTTAATTTGCCTGTTTTACGAGGTCTTTTTTAATTAATAATTAGTTTAAAATTTGTAAGACAAACCTAAATTGAAAGAACCTGCTCTTTCACCATTTTCATCTTCTTTTAAACCCATGCTGTAGTTAGGTTCAACATTGAGCCCTTTCCAAACATTGTAAGAATAACCTAGTCCAACTGTTAAGTTGTCCATCATTTCTTCCATTGGTGCTTGTACTGAAACATATAAATTTGCATTCCAGTTGTAACGGCCCCATAAGTCATAAGAAGCTTCACCTGTTGAATCTTCTCCTGCTTTTACTAAACCAGCAACATATTTATCGTTTATTACATATCCGATACCCATGTTGTCAGTTAAGCTAGTCATTTCCCATTCTGCTCCATCTTCTGGTGCATTATAAGTCGTAACTACCATAAATTGTGCTGAAGCTGCAAACGTAGTCATGATTGCTACAGCAATTGTCATAATTAAATTTTTCATAATTTTTGTTTTAGTTAATAATTTAGTTAATTGAAAACAGGAACAGCTGACATACTGTTCTTGTGCTTTTGAAGTACATTTAGTACTTTATATATTTTTAATCTCTCATAGGAGTTAATTGTTTGTTGTAACCTTTATTGTTTGACATACATATAAAAAAGGTTTGGAGAAACCAAACCTTTTTATAAGTACTTTTATTTTTATTAGCAACCGTATTGTACCCTTAACTCATTACCATAAGCTATTTTAGCCATTAATTGACTTTGCCATTTAGGATTACATTTTGGAGGAGTTTTAGATGAAAGTTGATCTAATTTACTTTCCCATTTATCTACTTTTTTCTGTATAAGATCACATGGACTATTGGCTGTTGATAGCCTATCCTCAAAAGTACCTTGCCAATTACCTAATTCAAATGATTCTGGATAAGGACCTGATGCATCACCTACTCCATGACATGTCCCAGATGGATTTTGTTCTTTTAATTGATATAAAGGTTTTAATCCTGCTAATTGTTTAAATCTTTCTTTTAATAATGATTTTGTTTTTTTATTTTCTCTGATTCTTCTTGGTCTTCTTCTTCTAGCGTGATCAACCGGATCTGACGGATCTGAGTGATCATTTCCAGTTCCTGTACAACAAGCTGCTATTATACATTGTAAAAAGTCTACTTTAGATTGTTTTTGATTAACCCATAATGGTCCTGGATTCACATATCCTTGTGGGTTATTAGGTCCATAAAATGTTTGTGGGTTTGAATTTATCATATCTGAATGATGTTGTAATCTATTGTGTAAGAAAGGACAACCATTATTATTATACCCATTGTACATATTAGCTAAGAAATTATTTGGCATATTATTTACAAATCTACCTTGTAAATCATGAAGAGTTGCACATCCTCCACTAGGACTAAAATCACATCCTGTTCCTTGACCATCACAAGGATTCCCTGAACCAGATGGTATCCATCCTGGAGGACATCCATCAGCTGTTGGGAATGTATTACTAATTGGTGATCCATTATCACAAAAATCACAAGAAATCATCTCTCCCTCGTCATCACATGGATTTAAAACTGTTCCGGTATTAGGGTTAATTGTTCCTGATAGTATCCATCCTTGAGGACAACCTGGAGGATCTGGGTATTGCTGACTAACTGGAACCCCATTTGGACATCCATCACATGTTACAGTCATACCTGTTGGATCTACTCCAACCGGGCACCCTCCACTTGAATCTATATTTGTAACACTACTAACTCCTGGACCACCAAAAAACAGTTGCATAGATTGATGTAAACAATCTATTGTACAATCTGATACTGTGGTATTTTGAATAGTGTAATTAGCATTCATGTTTGTATAAACACAACACTGTAATGGGCATCCCATTTCATTTATATTTCCCCTAAACATCATAATTTTATTATTTTTTTATTCTATTAATAAATATAAAAAAATTTTAAAGACTTAACATTTACATACTCCTGTATTATCGCAAATTATATCTCTAATTATATTATTTATATTTGTGTATTTGTATTCTATTTGTTTTATTTTATTTTCATTAATACCAGGAGTTGATGGTTTCATAAAAGCACCATGTGTTGAGGGAGTTGAAACAAAATCCCAACATAATAATTCAAAATCATCTTGTACTTCTACTGTACCTTCTGATATATTTTCTTCTACTGAACCCATTCCCCTAGAACTAATACCAACTGTTATTCCTGCTGCAAATAATGCTTTTAATATATTTCCTGCTGGTGTATTTAATATTTCTACTTTACCTATCACATCATCACCATCCCACCAACATTTTTTAACTGTATGGGATACATTTTGTAAATTAATTATAGAACTTTCTGGGTGGTCTAATTCTCCCATAGCTCTATTATCTTTAATAGGACCATCTATATAATTTTGGACTTCTCTCGCAAGAATTTCCTTAGGATAAACTCTACCATTTTGGTTTTTAGCTTCAGCTCTTTGAAGTACACCTTGAACTATTAAAGGTTTATTTTCTCTAACAGCTTGTTCCGCTATTTGTTTATCTACTTTAAATTGTCTATATTCTGTTAAAAGCATATTTTAAGCGTTAGGTTTATTTAAATCTCTTAAAGCATTCATTAAAAATGTTTTCATTACACTAGGATTTACTTGTGAAATATTTTCTTCTCCATGATCTATAATAGCTTGCATTAAGTCTTCCCATTCATCTCTTGTATTAACTTTATCTACTAGAGGATGATCTGCTACTTTTTGAGCATCTTTTTCTAATTCTTCTTCTCCATTATCAACATTTTCTGTATATGTTGTTTTTTTACCTTTCCATTTACCTGGTTTAGCAAACGCAGATGGAGTAGCAAAAGCCTCCCCTGCTCCTGTGCTAACAGTAGCACCTGTACCTGTCGTGTTTGTTTCTTTTAAATGTTGGAAATCATCTCTAAGAAGATTATAAACCATCATTCTTATTTTTTCTTTATCTCTTTTCATTAAAGCCATCATATCATGACTACTTTTAATAGTTTCTGTATTTTGCCAAGTAGCAAGTCTACCATCCATTACAGCTACAACTCTTTCTACTAATTTTTCTAAAGGAGATAAAGTTTCATCTGATGTATTTCCTGTTTCTGAGTCTTCTTGCTCATACAAGCGTCTTTGTTTAGCTTGCCATTCGTGTATATTAAATTTTTTAGCCATGGAGTGTTTTTAATTCATTTATTAATTCATAATAGTTAAGTAAATTAATAACATTATCATCATGTACATTTGATTTTTTACATAATGGTTTAATCATTCCTTTTACTTCATTTAATTTAACAGCTACTGCTTTATCTTCAATTTTTTTAGAATATTTTAAGATATCTCTTTTAACTATTTTGATTTCTTGATTGATATAAGATTTAAGAGCAGGACTATTACTAACACTATTAACATATTCTTTTAATAATGTTTTTTGATTATCTTCTAAACCACTATATTTGTTATTAAATTTTTCAAGTAAGACTTTATAAGTAAGTAATCTAGTATCTTTATCCTGTTTTTCTATAATAGAAGCAAGACCATTATTTATCTTAGTTAGAGGTTTTTCCATAATATGTTCTAAAAGAGTTGTTTTAGAATTAACTATTGATAAAGGTGTAGCTTTTTTGTTTTCTAATAAATTAAAAACAGAAGCCATTATTTTATAATTTGTGATTTTAGATTTAAAAAAATTATTTATATCATAATTTTCTTTAATTTCTTTTATTAAATTATATTTTTCTCTTCTTAATTGAGTTTTATTTAATCTTCCATGAGCTTTAATTAATTCTTCAATTAACATTATAGCTTGACTATTTTGTTTATATTTTTTAGTAGAAAGAGTATGATATATTTTATACTCTTTTAATAATTCTGTTTTAGAATTAAAGTGTTTTTTTAAAAAACTTAAGGACTTTGGATCGTTCCCCGCAATAGTATCAGACGTTAGCTGTCTAGTAAGGAGTTCAAATAAAATTCCAGTATTTTTGTACTTAGAATGTTTTACTTTCATTTTTTGGTAAATTCGAATTTATCTGTATATAAATATAAACCTATTCTTGAGGCTTAATATTTTTTTCAGATAAAAGTCCTGTTTCTTCTTCTTTTAAAATCTTTTTTTTCTTTTTTAACTTTTGAAGAGATTGTTTAATATTTTGTACTTCAAAAGTAGAAACTCTGTTTCCATCTGATAATTTATCTGGGGATGTTGTTGCTAAAGCTTTTTTACCTAATGGATCCCTACTAAAATTACCTTTATCACTTCCATATTTAGTAGGATCTTCTACTGGACGCCCCGGATCTTTTTCATCATAACCTGTTGGTATTTGAGCCGGGCCTACTGCTTTGTCCCTTTTATTACCATATAATGAAGCTAAATCATGAGGAGTACCATAAGATGTACCTGATTCTACAGGATCATTTCCTTCATTTTCAATTTGTGAAACTCTAAACTTAGATATTGCATCATCTAACATAGCTTCTTTTTGATCATTATATTGATCAGGAGATAAACCATATATATTTTCATAAACCCAATCTTTACTAAATATTTTATTATCTATCATAGTTTGAGCTACTGTAGTTTTTGCTGTATATAGTTCTACTTTTTCTTGTTCATAAACTATTGATGGGGTTGTTAATTCTAATTTAAAATCTACTAATTGTTCATCTGTAAAACCTTGTGAATATAAATGTACTAATGCTATTTTAGTTAATTCTGATTCTATAATTCTTTGGATACGTTCTACTGTTCTTGCAAAACGAATATCCATACCCGCTAATGTTGATTTTCCTTCTACTCCTTCTTCATAACCCAAAAATGGTTTAGGTATTTTAAGAGCAGCCATCATTTTAGCTTTTAAGTATTCAATATCTTGAGTACCATCATAATCTAATCCTTTAGTAGTATCAATTCTTGTTGAAGCATCATTACCCCTAATAGGAATAAAGAAATCTTCAGTCATATTTTGCATGTTAAATTTAAGATTATAATCACCCGTATTTTGATCTATATAAGGTGTTTTTTTCATCTTATTAGCTGTATCAGCCATAAATTGTTCTACTTTATCAGGATCAGTATTACCAATATTAATATAGAATACCCTTTTTTCAGGTGCTCTCATAATTCTATGAATTAACATAGCATCCTCCATTAACATTAATTGTTTAAATACTTTACGAGCAGGTTCTAAATAAGCTCTACCATAAGGAAGATAATTTGAGTCTGTAAGTAATCTAAAATGAGCTACTTCATAGTTTTCTAATGTGAATTGATCTCTTCTAATTGTATTAGTTGCACCACTAGCTAAACCATTTGGATCAAGTGTAAATCTAACATAAGAAGGATTTTCTGGATCTGTTCCTTCTTCTCTTACTACTTCATAAACAGATAAAGGAATAACATTATATACTCCAAATTTTTCAGAAACTTCCATTTTTAAATAAAAATCTCCATATTTACACATATTTCTAACCCATGTAGGAAGATTAAATTCTACATTTAAAACATCATAAAATAAATTATGTAATACTTTTCTAATATTTTCATCCGAAGAATTAATATTTAAAACATCCCCATATTCATTTCTTGAAGTTGTTTCATCAGAAATAACATCAAGTGCTGCTGCAATAATAGGATCATGATCCATAGCTTCATAATCACTATAAAGCTGAAGTCTCATTGATTGATAATTCAGTGTTGGGTTATATTGTAATGAAGATCCTACAGGTTTATGTAGACGTGTAAATCTATCATAAAGTGAATTAGTAGCTAGGTTTCCATATTTTTGGATCCTACCTGTATCCATTACTTTAAGTCTTTTTCCTCCTACATTTCTAATGATTACATCACTTGAAAATAACCGTTGTAGTCTTGAAAATAAGCTAGTATCTGCCATTCTTTATTTGTTTATTATAAATATATTAAAGGAGCCAAGTCAAATCTTGTTGTCCATGTTCTCCTAAGTCTTGAGTCCATCCTGTTTCTTTTTTATTTGTACCACTAACAAAAATAGCAGGTGTTGTTTTTTTCCAATTACTTAATGCTGCATTTGTCATATCTATTCCTTGTTGGGCAAATTTAAGTGCTGTGTCTCTTATATAACATGCTGTTGCTAAAGACATAACTAAATCATCGTTATAACCTATTTGTGCTTCAGCTCTTCCATTTTTCCATATAAAAGTACGCATTTCTTCTAATGTTCTTTTTCCTTGAATAGTTATTGATTTATCTCTTAAATAAGCATCTAATTTTCCTATTACTAAAGGTCTTGTTTTCATTGACATTGTAAAACCAGGTACCATTTTAGTGGTATCTGTTATATCATATCCTTTAGCTAGAAAAGCGTCTGCGCTTGTTGCTGCTTCTCCTTTAGGAGAATAATATAAATTTTTATATCCTTTATCTATTACTACTTGTATTGTGTTCCAACCTATATTTGCATTTTCAATTACAAGTAATGCATTATTATATTCAGTTGCAATAGCAACTAACATATGTCCAAATTCTTTTGTACCTATTTGTCCTTTAAATTCACCAATTTGTTTACATTCTTTAACATCAATAATATGAAAAGCGGAATAATCTTGACTATCCCCTCTTGCAACATCTGCTACTATTATAAAGTTTCTATTATAATCAGGATATTCCCAAATATGTAAACTACCATCTATTCCTCTTCTTTCTAAGGGGTCACATATATTTGTAGATTCAACAAAAGTTAAAATTTCAGGTTCAAAAACAGTATTACCAGAAGTTGTAAAATCACAATCACATTCTTGTGAGGCCATTCTTAATCCTAATTCATCATCCTGTTTATTTCTCCATTCTTGATTTCTTTCTGGATGTACTGTCCAAGGTAATCTAATAGGGATGAATCCATTAGTTCCTTCTTGGGCTTTAACCCACATTCTATGAAAAAAGTTACCTGTTCCATTAGGTGTAGAAAGTACAATTGCTTTACCCCCCGTTGATAATGTTTGTTGTGAAGATCCCCAAATGTCTTCTATTCTGTTTTCTTCAATAAAAGCTGCTTCATCTACAATTAGTAAAGATATTGCTTCTGATCTACCAGCATCACTTGCTGCTGATACTGCTTTTACTTGAGATCCATTTTTAAGTCGAAGTGCTAATTTATTATTTTCTGTAAATCCTATTTGTAACCAAGAAGGTAAATTATCATACATGTATTTAACCTTTGTTACTAAATTCTTAGCTGTATCTTGTTTTGTTGCTACTACAAGTATTGATTTATCTTTTTGGAATACCATCATCCATAAAGAAATACCTGCGGATAAGGTTGAAATCCCTAATTGCCTTGATTTAAGTATTATATTTCTGTCATTTTTATTTAATAAATTTAGTACTTTTTCTTGAAAAGGAAAAAGATTAAATTGTATACGACCCCTTGTTGGATGTTGTATATAACAATATTTTTTCATAAAGTAGACAGGATCCTTAGCACATTTAATGTACTCTTGCTTTATAATTTGTTTTATATTTTGTTGGGCCATATTATATATTATACGTATTGAGCTATTGTTTTTTTAACTTGCTTTATACGTTCTTCTATAGTACCTTTAATCGTAGGAGTATTACTTCTATGCATTTGTATAATAGATTTTATTTCTTTATCAATTTTCATTCTATAATTAGCGTCTGTTTCTCTTACTCCATTATCCTCTATTTCTACTCCTTCAGGAGAAACATAAAATAAAACATCATATTCTTTTATTAAATGATATAAAGCTGAACCTAGGTGAAATTTTTCATAATCTTTCATAGATGTAGATAAATTAGAAAAAGCCATAACATCAATAATAGTTCTATCTGTTATTATATTTTCTTGCATCAATTCGGCTGCTCTTTCAGCCGCAAATACTAATTGTCCTTTATAGGTACTATCTGTATTTAAAGGTATACCCATTTCCATAAGATATTTTGAACGTTCTGTTCTAAAATTATAATTTTTAAATTCAGATAATTCTTTTAAACTATTTACTAGTGTAGTTTTTCCTACACTCATTGTTCCACAAAAACCTATTTTCATATTAATGTCTTGATGTTCCTTTATGTGCAGGGTTTTTATACCAAGGTAAACCCTCTTTACCTTTCATTATTTCATTCCATGTATCATAATCATATTCGATACCATTTAAATAATATTCTTTTCTTTTTTGTTCTTTATTAACTAAAGCAGGACCCTCTTCATCATGAAAAACTACTTTATTTCCAAAATCAATTACACGTGCTCTTGTTTTAGTACCATCTTCTTCAATTTTATAAACTCTTCTTACTTTAGTTTTTGGGTTAAACCATTTTCTAACATTTTTTATTTCTTCCTTTAATGCTTTTTCTTTTTCTTTTTTATTTAATATTTTCATATTTAGTTTTTTAATAATTGTTCTGCTACTAATGTACCTTGTGCACCTGATACTGTTATACCTCTTGCTGATAATGCATCACCTACAAAATGAACGTTGGGAAACCTAGTAAGACTTAAATCATCGTAATTTACTAAAGGTTCTGGTGCTAAATATTTTACTTCAGGCATATAAATGCCCCAATCTTTACCTAATGTTGGAAATACTTTTTCCATATCATGGATAAAATCTTGAATGTAAATAGCATAATCTCCAATTGCATCATATAAAGGTTCCATGTTTTCTACTACTTTAGTTTCTACATAATCTCCTTCTGTAGTTTTTGAAGGTACTCTATGACTTGGGGAATAAAATGTTCCTACACCATCTTCTTGCATTTTCTTTACTGCTTCTCTTGCCCATTTAAAAGGTTCATCTATACCTTTAATTTCCATTAATATACCAAAATTAGTCATATCATTTTGGTATTTTTTATCTTTTTTAGCATGACCATTATAACTTATATCTCCATAAGTATGTTCAGCTGCAACATAAGCTGCATTATTATTTGTGCAAAATGATCTTAATGATACACCTTCAGCATCAAATTTTCTATATAATTTAAAATCATAAGCAATATCAATTAATTTTTGAAAATGTTTTTGTGGTGCTTCAAAACGTACCCCAATTTGTACTGGTTTTGGTTCTGTTGGTAATTCATAATCTTCAGATAAGGATTTTGCAAAATCGATTCCTGATTTACCTACACCAAATATAAGTGTATCATAATCTTCCCAACCACCATCATAAAATAATATATTTTTGTCAAAATGAATATCTGTTACTTTAGTTTCCCATTTAAATTCTACACCTTTATCTACTAAATAATCATACCAATTCTTGCCAATTTCATGTAGATAATCCGTTCCAACATGCCATACAGGGAATAAGCGTAAACCAAAATGGGGTTTAATAAAATCGGGTTCATCTACTGGGTTTGAACATTGTACTTTTTCTGGTTTAGGATGAAATCGTTTGAAGTTTTCAATAACTTGATCCATCAATTCCATTGCTTTTTCTTCACCTGTGTATTTTGATAGATGACCACCTATTGAAGTATGGTAGGTTAATTTACCATCTGACCAACCACCAGCACCTAAAAAACCTCTCATTACATCGGATGCTGGTCTACGATATGGATCTAAACCCATATCAATAATTGTTATTTTGCCTTTGAAATTGTTGTCTACTAGTTTTGTTGCTGCATTTATACCAGCAACTCCCGCTCCTACAATTACTATATTCATACTTTTATTGATTTTGTGGTAGCGTACAAAAAAAAACTGTGACTACCAAATTGGAGGCCACAGCTCTCTAAAAAATTTATTTAAGTCGTCCGGCTATGAATCGAACTAAATGTTTTTAGCAATTACAATTACAATCACATTTTATTTTTGAACCACACCATCCAAAACATATATTTCTAAATGATAGTGCATATACTAAATCACATATAAATCTTTTCATAATTATTTAATTTTTTTAGCTTTTTCGAATGACCTACCACCAAAGTAAGCACCGATTACTGTTATTAATACTAATTGTAATAGATCTGTCCATTTTTGTTCTACTACAAATGAAATAGTTCCCGCATCAATAAATATCATTAAAACGGTACAAACCACAAGAAAAATTAAAACAAGTGGTCTTACATTTTTACTTAACCATGAATCACTATTCATGTCAGCTTTCCAACGATCTGTAATGTTTTTTTCCATTTCAACCTCGTAGTTAGCTATTAATTCTTTAATTTTTTGTTCTGCTTCTAATTTTTCTTCTTTAGAAGTATGTAGATTGTCTATAACTCCTCCTACACCTTCTACTAAATCTTTAGCTCCTCCGCTAAATATTGTTCCTAATATACTCATAACATTTTGTTTTTATTATTAATTTTATTATAACCTTTTAATTATTATCCTGTAAATACACATAAAAATTGTCCATCACCATCTGTTGTAGACCCTGATAAATATAATGATCCTGTTCCTATAAGTCTTGCTTGTGCTACTGAAGTTGGTAAGTTTTCAAATTTAATAGCTGATAAACTTGCACTAGTAGATAATGACTGACTAGTAGCATATACTTCATTATATCTAAAATCTGAAGATCCTAAATCATAAGCGTCATCTGCTGTTGGTATTAAAGATGTTGATACTCTTCCTATAGAAGCTGTATCTGCTGCTAAATTATCTATATTTGCTGTTCCATCTAAATGTAAATCTTTCCATTGTAATGTAGATGAACCTAAACTATAAGTATCATCTGTTGATGGAACTAAAGATACACTAGAAGAAATAGCAGTTGAATCATTAGAAGAACTTATAACATTTATATAGGCTAAAGCTACACCATTTCCGTCTGCTCCTAATTGATCTGAATAAATAATACCATCAGAATATATGTCTTTATATTCCCTTGTTGAACTACCTAAGTCATAAGTATTATCTTTATCTGGGATTAAACTTGAACTTAAGTTATTAATAGATGCTGTGGTTATTGTTCCTACTCCACTTACAGTACTTGTATCTATAGCTGCTGTGTCTATATTTGCTGTTCCATCTATATGTAAATCTTTCCACTGTAAATCAGATGATCCTAAATTATATGTGTCATCTAAACCTGGTACAATATGTACACTTGAAGTCAGTGCTGAATCTGGATCTCCTGATGAACCTGATATTTTATCTATATAAGCTACTCCATCTACATATAAATCTTTCCATTGTTGGGTTGAAGATCCTAAATTATAAGTATCATCTGTTGCTGGTATAAAAGAACCACTTAATTGTAATACTTGAGTACTACTACTAATTCCTGTAATAGATACACTATTAGCTAAAGATGAAATTGATAAAGTACCTATAGTAGCAGTTCCTTGAACATGTAAGTCTTTCCAAGAATTATTTGCTGTTCCTAAACTCCATTTATTATCTGCACTTGGTAATAAAGAACCACTAATATTAATACTACTACTAATACTAGGGATTGCTACCCCATTACCAACTGTAGTTATATTTGCTGTGGTTATATTTGCTGTGGTTATTGTTGCAGTTGCATTCGATAATGTGTCTATATTTGCCGTTCCATCAAGATGTAAGTCTTTCCATTCTAATCCTGAAGCTCCTAAATCCCAATGATCGTCTTTATTAGGTAATAAAGATCCACTAATATTAATACTACTACTAATACTAGGGATTGCTACCCCATTTCCAATTGTATCAATATGGGCAGTTCCATCTATATATAAATCTTTCCACTCTAATGTAGAAGATCCTAAATCATGTGTATTATCTACATTAGGTAATATATTTGAATTAACCCCACTTCCAATAACTAATTGACCAAAAGATCCAGTACTTGTACTACTACCACTAATTATAGTTAAAGTACCATCATATACAGCAAAAGATTTAATTAAAGATTCAAAATTATCCGCTGTAGGTACATCTCCTGTTTCAAAAAATGCTATTAAAGGTGCTGAACTTGAATATATTTGTGACATTTAATTATTGGTATTTAAAATTATCTTCAAAATCTCTAAGCAATAAATTGCCTTTTAAATAAGCTTCCATTTCCATTTTTCTCATATGTTCATCATCTTGAGCATAAGTGGGGCTGGAAGCATCTCCCCTGTTTAAATCACCTCGTTCATTTTGAACATGATGGATTAATTCGTGACAAAAAGATCTTAAAATATCTTTTGGATGTCTATCTGTAATAAATACAACAATTATTTGTTCTTCTGGATCATAATATGCAGTCCTTCCAAATATTTTTTGAGCATTTACTTCATCTTGACGTAAAATTAATTTAGGTTGCTGTTGAATATTGTATTTTTCTTTAGCAGTCCTATATAAATCTCCAAACTTTTCTTTATAATCCATTATACTTCTGGTTCTTCAGTTGGTTCTCCTGAAGCATCAGGGGGGCCAACTGGTGGAGGTGCTATATCCCCTTCTGATTCATCATCCCCTTTTTTCATTAAAGGTTCAGTCATTAATCTATTGATATGTTTTATAGCATAATTTTTTTCTTCTATATCCCCCAAATAATATTCGTCTATCCCTATTTTAGCCATTAAAGAATATGATTCATAATATATATCAAAATGTTGACCATTTAAAAGAAATATTCTATATGAAGGAGGAATAGAATTAACTGCTTTTAGGTTTTTTACAAAACGTTGTAAAGGTTTCATTCTAAGATCATTTTCTAAAGCATGTTTAATTTCAGGAGGTATTGGATATCTTTTTATTATTGTAGCTTCCATTAAAGATTTAAGCTCTTTTTTTATATATTTTTTAAGACTATCCATTATTCTTTATATGCTATTACTCCTGCTGTTCCATTTTGTATAGAAAAAGCAATAATTGGGCCTTCTAAGTATGTGTTAGCAGGAAAACCATCTATTTTATTAACGTGTTTTCCTATAACTGGGTTTATAGGATCTGCATATGTTCCCCATTCTATTCTATTAAATACTGTATTAGATCCAGATACAAATATTTTTGAAAAACTACCTGTTGCATCTGTATTAGGAGCAACATATATTGCATTTTTTGCGTATGGTCTATTTGTCATTTTATTGTACGTTTTTTAAAGTTCCATCATTATAATAAGCTAATACTGCTCCTGATTCATCTTTTACATGAAAACTTGCAATAGGACCATCTAAATATGTTCCATGATTTAATGCTTGTAAATCTGTAACTGTATTATATGTCCCTCCATCATAAGGGTCTTTTAAATTTCCAAAATCTATTCTATCACATATAGTTCCTGATCCTGAATAAAGAAGTTTAGTAAAGCTACCTGTTGCTGATTGACTTCCTGATATTAATTTTACTCTTATTCCTGCCATAATTTTATTTATTTTGTTTTTCTTTTGATAATTCTGAAGATAATTGTTTTGGTTCTTCTTCAGGAATATCAAATAATTGTATTTCTGGAGGAGTGGGAACAACTACATCTTTAGCTTCTTGTTCAGCAAACCCCATTTCTAATTTTAATTTTTTAAAATTTTCATAATGTGTTTTTATTTTCTTTAAAAATTGTTCAGGCATAGTAATTCCCGAATCTTCATAATATTTAATTACTTCTTCATTTGTTTTACCTTTATCAAATAATTTAAACACATCTTTCATAGTTCCTTCTAACAATATTCCTCTTCTATAAGTATCCATAAAACTCATTAAATCACTATTTTTTCTTTCATTTATATATTGTTGTAATAAGTTTTCATTTTGTTGACCTTGTCCTTGTTGTTTAGGGGGTTTATCTATTGCTTGTATTTGTTTTTTTAATGCTGCTATTTGTTTTTCAAAACTTTCTGAACTTTTACTCATTGCTTGAGAAGCTTTAGATCTAGCATCATTCATTTTTTTAATTACATAATTCATTTGAAATTGAAGGACTGCTTTTTGCATTGATTTTAATTTTCTTTGATAAGCTTTATCTTCAGCTGCTTGTTCTTTTAGATTTTTTCTTTTCATATCAACATGTAATTTATTTATTTCTAAACCAAACTTTTTAGCTTCTGCTGGTTCCATTTTTTTAAGAATAGGTTTAAGGTCTTTTATCTTTCTTGGAAAAATATCAATTAAAGTTTTTAAATCTTCTACATCAAATAATTTAAATAATCTATTAATAGAATCACTATTTAATTCTCTTGCACGTTCTCTAGTAAGATATTTACCTATAAATTCGAGGGCTTTTTGTAATCCCTCAGCTGTTATTACTACTTCTTTACCATGTATTTCTTCTTCACCAACTATTTTATTAATTATGTTAGCTTGACTTTTATGTGCTTTTGAAGAATTTGCTAAAGCAGCTGATTGTGCTTTATGTAATTTAGAAGCTTTATTAAGTCCTTTTTCTATTTTTTTAAGCTTTTTTTCTTCTTTATCAGTTATTTCTTCACCAAGGGTTCCTTTTATTTTATGCCACCATTTTTGTAATTTATCCATTACACTCGCAGGGAGTTTTGATTCATCTATTCCCGTGCCTCCTCTTCCAGGTTGTCTTGTATAAAAAGCTGATTGTGCTCTTGCTTCTGCGTCTTTTCCTTTTTTCATAGCTTGAATCATTGCTTTTGCTGTATCTAAATCTACAGGAATAGGTCCATCATCTGCTAATATATTTATAAATCCTGAATATTGTGAACTTCCTGGTACAGGGATTTCAGGAAATACGTTTTTAAGTTCATCATATATAGGTCTGTTTCCAAAAGCTCTTACAAAAGCTATTTCTCCTCTATCTTTTGTAAATACTATTTCTTGAGTAGATCTACTTTTATATTGAAGAGAACCTAAATCTGGATAAATTGTAATTTTACCATTATTATATTCATAGGCATCTGTCATTCCAACTAATTTACCTTTAAGGTATACTTCATCATATGATGCTCCACCTTCCGAATCTCCTTTTAATGCTGAAATTTCTCTTTCTAATTTATGAATTTCATCAGCATATTGGTCTGCAATAGGGCCTCCTTCTGGTTCAGCCTCTTGTTCCATTTCTCTATATAATTGGGCTAAACGAGTTTCTAAATCTGCTAATTCATTTTCCATTATACCTGGTGGTCTACCTGTTCTAGTAAATCTACTATACATTGTTCCTGAATCTCTAGTAGTAAGAGTTGCATGACCATAAGGGCTTCCCTTAAATTCTTTGAGTGTTTTTTTTATAAAAGATTTTAAAGTATCTGCAGACATTTTATTTTATTTTATATATCCTAAAGCTTTTACCATTTCTGATAAACCTACAGGGAAATCATCTATTGGGCCTGGTAGTGTTTTACATTTTATCGGTGTTCCTCCAGATAATGGATGGGTTTGACAATTTGTAAAATTTGGTGGGTTATTTAAAACACTACATCCTGGAGTAGAAGGTACTGTTTGTACCATAGATACAGGTTGATTATGTTTATCACAACATTGACATTTTATTTCTGGATCTTCACCAGGACCATTACAACTTGTTTGTGCATGACAATCATTTATATCTGAAAATAAAGGAATATTATTAGATAAAGCGTATCCTAAATTAGCTCCCACCATAGAACATGTTTGTGTAGGGTTATTTTCTTGTCTACACCAAAAACATTGTGCATGAGCTGTATTTTTATCACTACATGGATCTTCTCCTGAATCATCTTCACAACATTCACAATTATCTCCAGATCCTGGAGCTCCTGCTGCTGCTCCTCCTGGAGGAACTGGGGATCCTTGTGCTTGATTTGAGAAACATTTTACACAAGACGGGTGAGACGCTGGTAATGTTACTTCACAACCAGTACTATAAACACCTTTACAACAATTTTCAAGTTGTGTTTGATTTAATCCCATACTAGCTGCGGTATTAAAAATATTTGTACATTCATCTGCTTCCCACCAAGCTTGTGGGTTAGGAGGATTACCTCCTATAGCATTTTCACAACACATTGGAAAACTAGGGTGTGATTGTAAACTTTCACATTGATCCTGTGTTTGTTCATTTAATTTTCTCAAATGTTTTTTTATTACTTTTTTTAATTTAGATTCCATAAGAGAGCTAGTTCGAACACATTTACAAGTATCTGGATGTTGTGTTAACCCATCTCTACAAGATACAGGGGGACATCCTGATGGGCCCCTAGCTTCATCTACAGGTTCATCCTTCTTAGAATCATCTATTTCTATTTCTAAAGAATTCCAATCCCAATCTCCTATATTACCTGAATTATGAAAACTAGCTTCTACATAAACTTCTAATCCAAATTTCCATTTACCATCTTCTGATTCTGCTGTAAACCATGTGTCCATACCTTCATTACCATGATCATCCATTGTGTCATCGTATTCAAAATCTACGGTATGTGATTCTTCTCCCCAACTGATTTGAACATCTTGAAGATTACTACCTGGTTTATAATTAATTGTAACGTCTGTTTTTTCTCCATCTATACTTACTTTAACTTTTTCTTCTTGAGAGGGTGAATTCTGTGCTGTACTTTTTTTGTCTGTTTTTGGGTTGATACCCTGTTCCCAGTCTCTATCAGCCTGAGTACGGCCATACTGATCTTTATCTTCTTGTTCTCTTATCATCTTCATATCTCCCCTAGTTTGAGCATCAGCATAAGGAGTAAGATGTTTATATTTCATAACTACTCTATATAATTCTTCTGGGTTTTCAGGGTTTTCAAAATTACCATTTGTTGATGCTATCACTTTTACATCATCTAAAGGCATTCCAAATGGTGGTGGAGGTGGGATTTCCATACCACCAAACCAATCTAGCGGGTTACCAGATCCATAATAATCACTTAATCTATCATATAACCAATTAGCTACATATCCCGCAATTATACCCCAAAATTCATTTAGTGGTTGTTTACCATAGTATTTATTTTCTACTACCCATTTTTTATAATTAAATTTTTTCATTTTTTTTAAAATTTTGTAAAATTAGTTCTATTAGGGTTGTGAAAAGCTGGTTCTTTTTTATAATGTCCCCCTTCGGCCCCATATACATTTTTATTATTATAGTGTTCTTTTTCTTCAGCATCAGTAGGGAATTCTCCCCCTACTCTAGGAGAAGTAATATTATTACCATCTCCAGCGTTCCCTCCACTAGATCCTGTGCCCATATATTCTTTAATGACTGCATTTATTAATTCTCTGAGTTCTTTTTTAGTCATTTAATTCCTTTTTTAACTTTTCTCTAGTATTAGAAACATATTGTTTAAGGTCTTTAGTAAATTTATTTTTATCTATACCTCCAACCCATTTTTCAACTACTCCATCTTCAGAAACATATCCTTCGTTTGATGCATTAGCTATATCTAATAAATATGATTCAGTTTCATCTAATAAAGATATTTTGTTTTTTATTTTTAGATTTTTTTCATAATCATTATAAACTCCCTCTGTTCTTAATTTATGTTCAAATTCTATAACACAACTCCAACATTTTTTATGAATTTTATAATTAGGTTCATCAAAACGATGTTTCATTACTTTATTACATTTAGGACAACATAAGGGCATAAATACTTCTTTTTTAATTTTATCTAATTTAGATACTGTTTGTTTTATACCGTTTTTAATTGTCCATGTTTTTCTTCCTTCTGTCCAAATGTCTCCTTCTTTATAGTCTTTTGTTTTTTTATTGTAACCAATTTGTGTACCTGTAGATGCATCATTTTTACCCATAACTAAATTACGGACTCTATTTACATCTTTTCTTTTAAATTCTTTTTTTAACATAACTTTATTTTAATCTATACTTCTACCTTTATCCATATCTCTTTGCATAGCTGACATTTTTCCTCTAATAAATTTATCTCTCGCAGCATTAAATGCATCGTCAGATACAAATACTCTATCCCAACTATTTTTTGCTTCATTATTAAATACTATTTCAACGTTTCCAAATCGTCTACTTACTTTATCTTTCCAATCCCCTAATGCTAATTCATCCCCTATTACCATACTACTGTCATCTAAATTAGGAAATGAAATAGCATCTTCATAGTAAGGTTTACCTGTTTGAGGACGTATAAATTTTTCTTTTTGATAATGATTAGGAAAAGCTTTTTTAAGTGTTTCAAAATCTAAATCTTCTAAACTAATTTCAATTTCTCCACTTGTTAAGTCAACATCTTCTTGTTCATATAGAGATTTAATACCTGCTAATTTTTGAAAACGTTCTATTAAAGGTTGTTTTTTCATTTTATTTTCTTTTTTAACACCTTTTTAATTAAGTTTCTTAACTTTTTTTCTTCATTAAGTGAAAATTCTTCTTCAAATAAAGCTCTTAATTTTTTACTTGTTTGAATTTCAGATATAATTTCTTCCTCATCTTTAAATGCCGGATTATCATGATAATGTGTAAGTTCGGTATCAAATTGAGGGCTAAATGGATTAGCAAATTGACCATCAGTCTGATGTTTTGTTCTTGGGTCTTTTGGTGTTGTAGTTGTAGGTCTAGGACACATTCCCCCCTGAAGATTAACTGGTGTTGGTGCAGGCTGACCTGCGGGTGCATCTGGCATATTTACTTCTATTACTTCATAATCTATATATCCTGAGTGATTTACAAATTCCGATCCATCAGGGAGATATATCAAATATGGTACTCCATTACCTGTCATATATGAATCTCCTTGTTGGGGTGTTTGACCATCAATAGTTGCACAAGGAGTAATATGGACTGATTGTTGTCCTGGTATTTGATGAGAATTACATTCTACTGCTTTAATTTGCATACATGCTGTGGTGCTTGGTGGTGTACAACAACCAGTATTACCTGGATCTGGATCATTATTTTGATCAGGACATCCTAAATTTGATGGATCATAATTACCTGATCCTGGTACATCACAACTACATCCTCCAGTTGCCCCTACACTACTTACTACTATATTACCACTTGGGTTATAGGTAGGATCTACCGCAGATGGATCTGTGCTACATGATTCACATGCTCCATTAGGCACTCCCACACAATAAAGTGGATCATTTGCAGTAGCATTCGTATCTTCGTTACAGTCTCCTACTGTAGTACATCCGTAAACTGTAGTACTTATACAAGCTGCTGCTGCTGCTGCTGCATTAGCATGTGTTCCTCCAAGCCCAGTTACTGCAACATATGGTGGATTTGCTGATAAATCACAATCATAAGTTATACAATCAGAATTATTTGCTGACATAGTATAACCAGAACCATAGTTATCATTACCCGAAACTCTACATCCTCTACAAGTGCCATTTGGATTGGTAGCTAGGTTATTTTTATCAGGACAACAATTCATTTTTGCAGCCTGCAGAGAACTATAAGGACCAAAAGCTGTATTAGGAGTATTAGCTGTTGCTACTCCTGTATCAGTAACTATATTTCCCCCATAAGGCCATTGGCTAAAACCTACCCAAGCAGCCCAATCAGCAGCTAAAGTTCCAGCTGAACAATCATTAAGAGGTGGGGGAGTAAGACTTTGTTGTTGATGTACACCTAAACAATAATCTCCAGATGGACTTCCTGCTATAGTACTATCTACTCCTCCAGCAAACCCACCAGTACTTGACTGAGCACCATTGTTACTGTCTCCATCACAACAAAATTTATCACCTATATCAAGTGTACCAGCATATTTAGCTGTGGAATCAGCAGTACAATAATATTCGAGTAGTGGGCCATAATCAGTTCCTCCTGGATCTGGTGGTGGTGTTGAGTCATCAGGCACAAGATCATCAAAATCCATAGGTTCATTATCTAAAGGTTCTATTTCATTGTCCCTTCCTCGAAGTTGTTCTTTTAATTCTTTTTTGACTATTTTATATAAATCTTTTTTCTTCATAATAATTTTTATCTAAATCCAGTAGCTAATCCACCTAATATAAATTTTCCAGTTATTTTAAAAGGAACACTAGCTATGCTTTTATCCCTAATTACTACTCCTTCATGGTTTTCTACTGAGCCCATAGGTGAATCTAATACTTTAAGTACTTCATCTCCTAATTTTTCAGTAGCTAAGTAAGTTGTAAATCCTTCTACTGCTTTTTGTCTATCTTCAGATGTTTCAAATAAATCATCTATATTTTCTCCTTGGAGAATTGCAAGATAAACTTGTTTAGAAACAGCTCCAACTTTTTTTCTAGTACCATTAACGTTCATAAATATAAAACTTTCTTCAGGAATGTTATTTAATATATTCAACCATTCCCCTAATGATTTTGTTTCTGTATTTTCACCTGCTTCTATTGTATATCTTTTAGATAATGCTGAATTGAAATTAGGTTTCTTTTTCATTTTTGTGGGTACAGATCCATAAATTTCATATCCTCTTTTTTTAGCTGTTGGTTCTAAATTTTTAAGTAATGATTCTAAAGCATTTTTATCATAAGATATTTCTGAAGATACTCTTTTAGTTAACATTTTTCTTGCTCCTTGTACTTCTTTTGATTCTATTTTATTTAAACCATGAATTGCTATAAAATTTGAACCATATTCTTGTACATTGGTTTTACCACTAACATATTCCATATTAAATAAAATATTTGGATTTTCCCAAGCACCTAATTTTTTAAGATCATTTTCAAGTGAAGGTAATGCTTCATTAAACATATCTAATACTTCTCCTCCTACTTTTACCATTCCATGTCCATCACCAAATCTATTTAATAAATCATCTTTTGTTATACCTTTTATATCTAAAGGTTTTTTAGAACCTCTATCCATTACAAATTGCTTTTTACCATCTAAATCAACTAAACGAATAGAACTATTTACTCCATCTATTTTTACTGCTCCTGGATTTGTTTGGAGTGAATTTGCTGATTTTTCAAATATATCTTTTAAATCTTTACCTGAATTAACATTAGGTAAGTTAAAAGGATGAGCCATATGTCCCGCTGCGCCCCCTTCTGTTAGAATATTTAACCACCAATTTTTTGAAAATAATCTTGTTTCTAAAGATAATTGTGGATTTGTGGTTTGAAAATCTTTTTTTCTCATTATTGTTTTAGCTATTATTTTATCTACTTGTTTTAAAAAAGGTATATTAATATCTGTTCTATTATCAGATGCTACTACTTCTTTATACTTTGATAAAAAATCAAATAATTCTTTTTTCTTTTTGGCTAAACGTTTAAAAAATCCAATTAATTCAGCATTTGAAATTTTTTTATCATTACGAGGATCATTTAATCTATCAAAAAAATGTTTAGAAGTTAAATCTACATCCACAGGATCTAATTGTTTATCTGCAAAATTATCTATTGATTTTATATCTTCTTTATCTAATTCATTTAATTGTTTAGGTATTTTATTTAAATTTAACCCTATATTATCTCCTATATTAATATTATGTTTTTTACAATAACCCCCTGGTAATTCTAAAACATTGTCTGCTTTTCCTGAATATTTAGGACACCAGCCCCCTTTACAAGGAGGAGCGTTATGTTCTATTTTATTTATTTTATTATTAACTATAAAAATTATATCTAAAGGGATTTTACAATTTTGCATATGAAAATCTCTTTGAGATATATTATTATAAGGAAAAACCATACCCCCCTTTAATGAATCTCTACCTATCATTCCTTGCATCTGTAATTCAGGGGTATCCATTATTTCCAAAGGTATAAAATGGCCATTTATTGTTGCTGTGCTTGTACCATGATTTTCGTATAATTTTCTTGTTAAGGTGCCTTTTAAATATTTAGGTACTTCATAATATTTATTTTGTTTATCTAATCTTTTAAGGTCTTTTTTTAAACGTCTTAAATTTTTATTATGTTTAGCCATTTCTTGACGTGTCATAGTACCTCCTAATTCATAAAGTTGATGGATTTTTTCATGTGTTGTTAATCCTTCTTCCCAACTAACAGGTGCTGTTTGTCTATTATGTATTTGGTCTCCTTTTCTAGGTATATCTTTTTTTCCTCTATACCCCGCTTTATACTCACTACTTTTAGCAAAATCATAGTATTTATTTCTTGGATCATAAAAATCTTCTTCTATAGATGAAACTAAATCCCAAGCTTTATCTTTATCAATATGGTCTGGTAGATATTTTTGAAACGATTCTTTATTATTATCTTTAATAAAACCTCTCATTTCAGTACCTGATACACCACCTGCTTGTGGGGGTACTAAAGATGTTTTAAATGTAATCCCTCTTGGTTCAGCAAATTTACCTATATTAGAAAAACGTTTATCATTAATGTCTTTTTCTCCCATTCCTAAGTAAATAGTAGAATTTTCAGGTGCTTCTTTTTCAACAAAATCATATACATCTCTTACTGGTGAAGGAGATTCTGATGGTAGTATTGTAAGTTTTTTAGCTAATGGGTCTTTATCTGTGGTTCTATATAAATTCCATAATCTAAGAGACATTTCTCTTGTTATACCATCTCTTTCTTTAGCACCTACTTTTATAACTACAGTGTCTGCATCTGTATTAGATGCTAACCACTTAGCCATATTATAATGACCTGCATGTGGGGGTTTGAATCCCCCAGGTAAGAGTGCGATTTTTGACATTAATCGTATAGTTTGTTATAAATATAAAACTTTACGACAAGGCTAGCCTTTTTTTAATTAATGTAGAAGTCGTAAGTTTAGTTGCATTATGAAGTAATTTTGTAAATACTTCAAAACCAAGTTCAGATGGATCTTTATCCCCCATTTCTATAATATAGACTTTTTTTCCATAAGATAAAAAAGTTTCTGCATGGTTAAAAGCATCCTTTAAAGCGTCTTCATCTAATGCAAGATATATTTTTTCTACTTTAGATTCTATAATTTTTTTCATTAAAGTTGTAGAAATCTTTTTTCCAAATAAAGGAATCGCATTACGTTTTATTGCCATAGCATCGAATACACCTTCGCATAAAATCACAGGAAGATCCCAGTTTATATACATTTCAAATCCAATTATGTCCTTGGTACTGGAAGCCAATTTATGTTTAATATACGCGTTTTTATCGAACGAACGACCTACATAATAATTTAGGAAACCATCTTTATCATAACTTGGAATTACTACCATATTTTTTAATGGTCCTTGTTCACAATAATGTAAATCATATTTTACTATGTCTTGTTTTGTAATTCCTCTTTGATCTAAATAATGTAAAGCATGTCTTGATAAAACTGCAGATGATGATATTATAGGTACTACTTCTTTGGGTAAAGTTAAAGTATTAGGATCAACTTTTTGTTTAATTTGTTTTTTAAAGTTATATTGTTGATCTATTTCTTTTAAAATACCAAATGTAGCTCCTGGGGCATTAACTTTTTTAAGTAATTGAAAAGCTCTGTGGCCTTTATAACCACAAACCCAACATTGAAATTTTTGGGATAATAAATTAAATGTTAATTTTTTCTTATGATGATTACAAGAAGGACAAGTAAAAACAGCTTCATCTCCCCCACGAGCAGATTTACTTCTACCTAAAACTGATTCTAATAATTGTTTTAATAAATCTTCTTTCATTTAAAATCCCTATCGTAAAATTTACCTAATATATTGTCATTAAGGTATTTTTTATCTTCTAAAACTTCTAACATAAATTGATACTTACATTCTAAATATGTAAGTTCTTTTTTGTTAAAAGCCACTTGTAGGATTTTTCTTTCTAAGTCTTCTTTATTTGCTTCTTTTATAAAACTGTGTGAACCATAGTAAGTTTTCCAATCGCTTTCTTTTTGTACTTGTTTATATACAGGAGGACGACCTTTTCCTTCCCAAAGTGCTTTTTCTTTTTTACCCAATTTTTTCTTTAAATTATAAATTAAAGATTTTTTTCCAATATATTTTTTTCCTGTTGGAGTGTGGGTTGTTTGATAAATAAAACCGAATGCTCCTTCAGGGAGGTCAACGATTTCATTAATTTGATTGTTTAAGTAATACCACATAATAATAAATGTATAAAAGAGATTTTAGGTATCCCAACGAAGTACAAAAGTTGTGTCAGTTTCATCTGACATTCTTATAGGTTGTCCTAATTTACCAACAACTAATAATTCATTATCTTCATTATATAAACCAATTGTTGTAACATGTGGTTTAAAATTAGAACCAGTAGCAAAATCAGCTATTTCATAAGATGTATTTGATTTTTCTTTACGAGCAGATATATTATATGAACCATTATATTCATTTTCTTTAATGGTACATTGATATTCATGTTCATAAAGTAAATGTGTTCCTTTAAATTTTAATTCTTTTAAATTCCCTTCAACAGCAGAACTAGATAATATAGTATAATATTTAGGATGTGTTATTGTTGCAAAACCATTTCTATAAAATATATTTCCTACATAAGGAGAAGCATTTATACTTTCAGATATATTTGTAACTTCTATTTGGGAGAAAGTTCTGTCCCAAATATTTAAATTAGTTAATCTACCATTAAAAAATCTAATTTGTGATTTTTTTCCATTATCAGCTATACTCTGTCTTCCTTTAGAACCTATATATAAATTAGCAGTATTTCTAGTTTGTGATAAATTACTAGTACTTCCTGATGTTATTAAATTTCCATTAAAATAGATTTCCATTAAAGAACCTGTTTTTTGACATAATATATGGGAGTCGTTTATTACCGTGTTATCAGATCCTGTTACAAGACAATTAATAGAAACAGTATTATCACCATCTGATCTATCAAAATATAAAGATTGACTAATCATATATATTTCAAAAGGAAATTGTGGTTCTGCTTGTGTGTCTAAAGGTTGCATATTACCTTTAAGACTAGTATTTTGTGTTGCCGATTTTCCTTCTTGTGCTTTTGGAGTTACTGTTTTTGTAGTACTTTTAGATAATATATAACGTTTTTCTGTGTTTGAATCTAAAGTATTGAGTGCTATTTTTCTTACTACAAAATAATATTGGTAATGACAAGTACTTCCATCTTTTTGTACACTCATATTTGTTGTAAAACTTCCCTTTTTTGATCCATTTTCATATACAAAATCATCTAAACCAGCATCAGAATTTAAATAAAATAATAAAGGATAATATGTTAAGCTATTTCTTTCATAACTAGTACCTAATACTACAAAATCATTAGAAGATAACCCACATGGATTTAGTTGATTTTCAATAACATCATCTAATAACGTTGAGTTAGTAGGAAGTAAATTAGTAATAATTGTTTTAGTTTCTAATTGATTAGCAAACCACCAATCTGAATAACCCCCTACAGTAGGTAAATTATAAGCTATTGTGTTACCTTGATTATAACTAGCATGTGATTTCATTGCATTAGTGTTAGCTAATCCTCCCCCCATAGTATTATCATTAGCACCTACTGTGTTATTAGGACCCCAAAAATCAACATTTTCATATGCAAAATCTGATTGTAATACTGAAGCAACATAAATATAATTAGAATCTGTATGAAATATTGTTCCTCCTCCTAATTCGTTTCCTATTACTGCTTGTGATGAATCCCCTATTGGTTTGGGGTTCATAAAAAAGGAAATTGCAAAATCATCATCTTGGTCATTAGAACTAAAATTAAAATTTTCATTATGAGGAGACATTACATAAGAACCTGTTATACAGTCAAAATATATAGATGGAAATTTATGTTCTGTAGAGCCTAAATTTGATGATTGAAATTGTGCATTATAATATCTAATATTATTAAAATGATAGCTATCATCAATATCAAATATACCAGAAGGGGTTGAATAATGAGAAGATGCGTTAGGATTTCTTTCTCCTCTTCTATAAAATTTTCTTGTATAAAAACGCCAAGGTCCTGTATCTTTTATAGAAGTTAAACCAGTAGTAAGACGATTAGGGGTACTGTTTGTTCCCCCTGCTACTTCTCTAATTGGGTCAGCTACTTCAACAGGTTCACGTTCATATCTAAAAACGGCATATCCTTTAAAGACTCCTAGATCATATGCTTTAAATCCTTCTGTTGGTTCTAATTTAAATACATTTTGTCTTTTATCTGTGGGATAATTATCTGTGTTTGTACCTTGTATTATAAGATTTCCATTATTATCATCTACTACTTGGTATTTACTACTTGAAATATAAAAAGATCCTGGTTTTACTTCATATCCATATAAACCTGTTGGAAGAGATAGTATATTTGTTTTTTCATATAAAACCCTATGATGAGTTAAATAATTAACACCTTCAAAAACCCTAGAAGGGTTTTTCATAAAATGTTTATAAAATAAATGATTAATCTGATTATATTTAATCGCATTAATAGTGTCAACTGAAGCACTTAAAGGATGTGTACTATAATTAGAAATAGATTCTGAAGTCCACCTTGTATTATAATGATTTATTGAATTACCTGAAGCTGAACTCGAAACAAAATTATACTGTTTGTGGGCGTTAAAAGGGATTATTGCAAAATCCTGAGCTGTGAATTTCTTGTAAATTGACGCCATTAAAAGACATTTTAATAATCTAGTTTTACTCTAATTAGTGCTTCTTTAGTAGGATCTTTAGCTATAGGTTGACTTAATTTAGCTACAGCTAATAAATCATTATTATCACTATATAATCCAATAGTTGTTATAAAAGTTTTTGGACTATTAATCATACTATCAAAAGCTACATTTCCTTCATCATCTGAAAATGTAGGATTATTAGTGTAATTAAATTCGTTATTTCTTGCTCTCACAAAATAATATTGAGAACTAACAGATTCTTCACTATCTAATATAAAATATCCCGCCCCTGATATTGCATTGAATAATCTTGATGGGTTTTCCCAGGCTACATTACCTGGTTGACCTTCATTATATGAAGCTGTAAAGTTTCCATTTGGGTTTCTGTAAGGGTATAATGCTGAAGCTGTGTGAAAAGCATCAGGGTTTAATATAATTAATCCTGCATTAGGAAATATCATTCCATAAGAAGCACTATTTGCTATTTGATTTACAGTAGATCCTGACATTATACCACTTGAACCAGATACTATATTGAAATAGGGTCCTAAATTTGAATTTCCTAAACCTGCTGGATTAGTTACACTATCATCTGTTAATTTTATTGTAGATACGTCAGTTGCAAGGACTCCCGCTCCACTTAAATGTAAATGTAAATTTAAAGAACCTAATTTAAGTTGTTGTCTGTATCTTGATCTATTTACATTAATAACATAAATATCATTAGGTACATGAGTTCCAAATGTAAAGTTTTGAGTTTCATCACCAAAAACTAAATTTCTATACTGACCATATATAGTTCTAGCAGCACTATTACCAAAAGAACCTACATCATTAGTAAAATCTTGTGACCCAGATCCCTCTTTATGACCATAACTAATAGCATACTGAACTTCAGCAGCTGTTGGAGGTCCTGCTTGTGACATTGTGTTAAACACTTCTAAGTAAAACGCTGAAGATGCTGTTGGTGAGCTAGGGTATGATATTAAGGATGATGTGTAAGATGATTGTAAATTATTTGTATTATCACTCCAAGTAGATATTCCTATTTTTTCATCTTTTGCTAATGTATCACCTGGGTTAAATCTTATTAGTGTCATATTTTATTTTTTATAAAGATTGTGATGGAATAGCGGCTACTGATGCTGCTCCAACTATTGTATTCTTTTTACTTATTTCTACAGGAACTGATATAGTAGCTCCAGATGTTCTTCCTTCAATTTTTAATGAAGTTAATAATGTTTGATTTAAACCAAATAGAGCGGATTTTGAAATACCTTGTATAGTACAAGTATTACCATATACTGTTTGGCTAAATGCTGTAGTAGATACACTGTTTACACTACTTATACCTGTATTACCACCTCCATCGGCTACAAATCTAGATACTATTCTAGCATCTGCTATTGTAAAAGCATATCCATCTGGTTCTACAGATTGTGCTGTGTTTCCATTAAAGTTAATTGTTTTAGGTGAGATTATTTTATTAGATCCTAAAGATAATCTTACTGGTGAATCTACTGATGAAATAAAAGGTAAAACTGAAGTTCCTGTATCTAATGTTACTAATTTATGTCTCATTATATTAGATTCATCAGGAATGGCTTCAATTAAGACCATATTTTCAATAGCTTCTGCTGCATATTGAGTACCATTAGGATGATTTTCATTAAACATAGTATAATCTATTTCATCATCTGCTAATGCAAATTGTGTTATTTTAAACGAACCATCATTTCTTGATAGTAATTCACGACCTTTTTTAGTTAAAATCGCGTCTACTGTAATTGAACTGTTATCTAAGTATCCCATTTGTCTGTATTTTATTATAAATATAAAGGTTTTTAAAAAGTAGCATGTTTATTTAAATCTTTTGTCATTACGAGGACTTTTTGTAATTTTAGTGTCTAATAATCCTGCTTGTTGTAAATAATAATTTAAATTTCTTTGTATGTTATCATCTATATCTTGTGGTATTAAAACTAATTCTTTTGAACCAATACCATTAGGTAATTCAAAGTCTTTATCTACGTCGGCTATAATTACATGATCTTTTTTCAAAAATGATATTTCATAATCAAATGAACCATTAACTACACCTGTTGAACCATCAGTTCTTTTACCTATAAATGATCCTGAAGTACTATTATCAGATGTAAAAGTATCAATAGGAGTACATCCAAAAGCACCAATAAATGTTGATTCTATGCACCCCTGTTCTCCTTCATTTCCTCCTTGCACAAATACACTTGCATTGTTTATAAAATCTGCGCTTGCATCTGTGTAGCAACCACTTGCCCCATCATCATCAAAATAAGTAGTTAGAATATCATCTATATGGTGGTTTATAGTAGGTATAAATCTAGGGTCTCCATTAGGATATAATTGACCTTTTAATAAAAATTCATGTCTTAAAGGAAGACCTGCATTACAAGTCTCATCTCCTAAAGATACTGCTGGTTGGTGTGAATCCATTTCAAAAGTACTTATACTTCTTTCATCATTAAATCCAGGAGCAAAATCTTTTGTACCATTAAAAAAGGTTACATGAACTTCTGTTTTATCTTCTGGATTTAAACTAGTATCTGCATTATTTCTTTTTAAGAATGTTAATGTGTCTTGTGCCAAAAATCTACTTGCTTTTCCAATACCCGAATTTGCGTATTTTGCAGCATTAGTACCTCCTGTTGGGTCATCATTTATAACACCATAAGCTCCTGAATAATATTGTTCAGTAAAAACATTTTGTAATATAGAAGAACTTGCAAATGATGGGGTAGAATCAGTTAAATCAAAACTTGTAGCTCCTACAGATCCCCAAAAATTAGCATATCTAAATCTTAAACTACCACTTATTGTAGGACCATAAGGTCCGGATGAATTTACAGTTCCTCCTGTTACTAAAGATCCTGAATCTATAAGTCTATCATAAAGATACATTCCATTTCTCTTATCATGATTATCAACATCATAAATAAATCTATATTTGAAAGCAGGATACAAATATCCTTTATTCATTTTTACATAATATCCTCCTTGTTTAAGATTTGTTTGAACAGTTTCATCTAATAACTTAATATTAAATTTAGTTCCTGTTCTAAAATCAGTAGTTAAATATCTATTAAATCCTAAAAAACTAACATTACCTACATTGTCTCCAGGTCCCAAACTATCTAAAACAGTAACTGTATCATCTCTTTGGTTTATTAATAACATTTTACTTATTCCTATATAACTGTGTTTTTTTATAGTAGTATATTCATTATTAGCAGGAGAATCTGCATTTAATATTACATTAGCTATATATAATGCGTTGGTTTTACTTTCTAAAACTGGTTTTTTACCATATGTTTTATCACCAACAGTATATTTATTTACTTTTGCTGCTGTTAATTTACATCCATCATATCTTGGATTATTCCACCCTTTTAAAGATAAAAGAGCATCATCAAATTCTACTATAAATTCTTTTTTCTTACTCATATTAAACTATATAATAATTTCCTACGTTAGAACCACTACTTTTAGTATAAAAATATTTAGAAGATTTTCTTCCTTTAATAGCATTACCTAAAAAAGTATTAGATTGTCTTGCTATATACCCATCTGGCTTACTAGTATGATAAGGTCTAATAGGAGCCTGTGCTGCTTGTTGTGGTTCGTCTAATATATATCCTGTTACATTAATTTCTGCGTTAGTTCCTCCTACTATTCTTCTATGATTACTACCCGTCATTTTACCACTTATTTTGTAGTTTTGGGTAGCAACTACAGAAGATTGTGATATAGAATATATTTCATCAATACTTTCACCTTTTATATCTGCTTCAAAAGTTTGATGAGAACCTGTGACCATTGTTTGACCGTCAGATCTTATAGGTAATTCTCTTGCAAATTTAGTTCTTTCTAAATAATGTGGTTCAATTAATAAACCTGTTTTTAAGTTAGATTTTGCAGGTACCCATTGTTTAATTAGTTTAAATAAAGTATGATCTATATATTGTATTTGTTTTATATAATCTGTGTAATTATATCTTCTTTTTGTTTTTCTAAAATAAAAATGATTTATTTCGCCTAAATCTTCATATGTAGAAGATGTTTGAGCTGAAGGTAAAGGTGAACCTATATAATCGTCTAATCTAAATCCACCTAAAGTATAAACTATATCTTCATTTAATTCTGTTGTTGGTGAAAAGAAAACTCCTAAATCTTCAAAATCTTGAGGTTGTCTATCTAATGTAGATGTTTCTGATTTTATTTTAGAAGATAATATACCATCATCAATTGATCCTGAGTCTATTCTAACTTTTTCACTAGTCATTGAAATACCAACAGTATCAGGAGTGATATGATGATGTAATTCATTAGTTTCTTCCCATCCTTGGGAAGACATATTTGATAATATACTACTACTTGGTATATAATCTATATTTTGGTTAGGATGAAAACTTGAACTATCTTTTTGGTCATTACTTCCTAATGGTAATCTTAAAACTACATTAGTATAAGAAGAAGAAATAGTATTACCTCCATACATGTAAGGTTCAAGTGCATGTTTTTTAAGAGTATTATGAGATAATAATTCTCCAAAATGATATTTAATTTCGTGAAGTGAACCAGAATATTTTAATGTATCTACAGTATTATAAGCCCCAGCAGGGTTTGCTTCTACTCCTCCAAAATAAGCAAATGAGGCTCCTCCTATATGAGCAGCACTAGCTGAGTAAGGATCTCCAAAAGTTAAAGCTCTTGCAGCTTCTGATTGTTCAAAAATACTACCTGTATAATAAAGTGTATTTTTTAACCAATTAGATTGATATGCTCCAAATTTTATAGTTGAATTACTTCCTGATGTACTTTCATAACCAATAAATATATTCCAAAAATCTTGATTATATACAGGAAAATAAGAAGATGAAGCTTCAACAGAGTTAGCTATATATAATTCTAATCTACCAAATTTAGTTCTATCTCCTGAAGCTGATATATCATTACCTGTATAGGGTTTTAATACTAAATGTGGATCATTATTTGCAGTACTTCCTGATAAACCAAATAAATGATATTGTGATGTTGTTCTTATTGGTTTTATTCTAAATTCTACTGTTTTAGCTGATGCTGATAAAGCATCTGTTAAAGAAGAAGACCAATCTGTTTTTATAAAATATCCTCCTGTTCCTGAGTCTCCTTTTAAAGCCAACCCAGATTTATCATAACTAAATGTTTTATATGTTGTATCTAAATCTAGATTTTTTGTAGGACCCCCATATTCTTTTACATTTAATATTGTAGAAGGTATTCCATAACAACTCATTAAAGCTCTAAGTCCTCTTTCTGTTCCTTTAGTTTTTAAAAGATAAGGGGCATTATGGTATAAACGTTTCCAAATTTCTTTAGAAATATCTCCTTTGGGGGTTGATCCCTCATTTGAACCTGTTATTAATGTTTGGTTTGCGGGGGTATCATAAACATTACTTCCTGCTGTTCCTTCTCCTAAAATATATTCTATTAAACTTGTATTTTCAAATTGATCAAATGTTTCTAATCCTAAACTTTTTAATGAAAAATAAACTAAATCTTTTGAGATACCTCTTGTATGATGTGTGTTATTAATTTCGGTAATATGTTTAATATAAGTCCATATTTGATCAAAATGTTGACCCACCATATTAGTAAAAGATGAATAAAAATTATTATCAGGATTATCTAAAATATGGTTAGGAATTGTTTTAATTAAACTATATTGATTATTATCATCATATAAGGAAGCTGATAATAACTGACCCCCATAAAAATTGTAAGAATCTTTATCATCCCCATACCATATTTTTGCTTCTGAAGAAGATACTGCTCTTAAATTAAAAGGAGGTGTTGAATTTGCTTTAGGCCAAGAATAGGCTCCTGATTCATAATATAAAAATCTTTCATAACCATCAAATCCTTTTAATATGTTTTGTTTTTTATTATTAATATTTTCTATATTTTCTAAAATATATTTTGAAGAAGATGTAGCTCCTGGAGTATTATTTAAATTAAGAGATTGTGAATTATAAATTTCTATTAATTCTAATTTATATTTAAAGTTTTTTAAACGATCTCTAGCACTACCAAAATGTACAAAATTTTCAAAATGATAAGTTTTTTCTACATCTTCTAAACTTGAAGAAACAGGTCTAATATAATCATATTTAATACTTACATGTTCGGGGTTTTCTAGTCTACTTAAAAGATGTTGATAGGAAGAGGTTAAGCTATAATTAAGTACATCATTATATGTTTTATAATCTGAGGGAATACTATTATCTAAATCTACTTCAATACCAAAATTAGGTCCTCTTAACTGTATAGCACTAACCCTTGGTTGAGTATCTCCTAAATTTACAACAGTTTGATAAGGATCAGATAATAATTCTACTATATTAAAAGAATCTGATAAACTTATTGTATTAGGTAAGGGATTAGATAATTTAATAAAAATCTCATGTTGTTTAGATTTTTTATTTAATAATACATTTAACCCCTCTACCATTAAATTTTGACCAAAATTTAATGAGAAACTTTTAAATAATGATGATGATTCTAATTCTGATATAAAAACACTTACAGCAGGATCTAATATTTTATTACTTAGACCGGTTATTGCTTTTATTTCTGTTCTCGAGGCTGAAATATCTTTAAGTTCAAACGATAATTTTTCAGCATTTATTATTTTTCTTCTTAAAATATTTAAATTTAAAACATATTGACCTGTATTATATCCTCTATTTTTTAAAATTTCATCAGGATCTATATCTATCGAATTTATAAGTCCATCCTTTGTAGCCTCTACTGTTTTGTAGTTTTGAAAATTTACATCTGAAGTTAATATATTTCCATTTAAATCCGAAATATGTAACTCCATATAATCTTCAGGTCTTCCAAAAGAAGTACCAGTACCACCAATATTATCCCCAGTTGTTCCATAATCATTATTAAAAGTAGGAGACTCCCATATTGCAGATATTGGATATCCTGAATCATTTAATAAAGGTGCATCTAATGCAGCTAAATTTTTTATATTTTTACCTTTACTTTCTGTTGCCATATATTATAAATATAAAAATGGAATATTTTTAATATTAAGTACCATCATCTTCCCTCCTAGAGGCTCTTTCTAATTCTGCTATTGATAGATTAAGGTCTTCTTCTGTGTTTATTTCAAAACTAGATATTTCAAAACTATTAATGGCATCTAAATCTAATTTTATTTCAAATTTTGAATTAGGGTATTCAGGAGAAAGACCATTATTTACTTTTATTTTATTTATTACATCAAAATTATTTATTTTTCTAAGTTTTTTAGATTGAATATAATATTTAATATTAGTATCTTCTTTAGCTACTATAATTTTACCATTTTTAAAAATAGGGTGTTCTTGAACTATAGAAAGTATTTTGTCTTCTATATCAATTTTTTGGTTATTTAAAGAAACTATTTCTTGTTCTTTAGGATTAGGTGGGGTTCCTATATATTTTGTGGAAGCTTCTACTAATATTTCATGATGGAATTTAGTTAAATCATAAAATAAATTTTCATATATTTTAAAAAATTCCTCTATAGATGATTCTCCTAATGTAAATTCTATAAAATCTTTATTAGGAAGTGATTTTAATTTTTTATTACCTGGTTTTAAGTAAATAGTTTCTTTCATTATATTTTACTTTTACCATTAGCATTAAATGTATACCCTATTCCATTAAAATCATTGTTTACTCTAGCAGGCCAATATTTTAATCTATTACTTTTACTATCATATTTAGGATTATGTAAACCTTTATCTTTCCATTTACTATGTTTTTTCATATAATCCCAACCTCCTTTACTTCCTCCTGTTAACCACATAAAATAAACTCTAGAGCTCATACCACTAACACTTGTATATGATCCTACTGATCTTAATTCTACTATATATTGATTCTCCCATCTTAATATTGGGGCTCCATATACATCTTGTCCTGATCCTAATGGCCCACCATCTAAATACCAGTTACCATCATGGTAATAGGAAGCTCCTGTATTATAATAAGGGTTATTTGGATCCCTTAATACTGATGACCATAAACCAGGATCTCCTCTATCATCAAAAGTATAACCATCCCCATCTGGGGGCATTTCTGTAAACATCCTAGTACCCCATTTACTATATTGAGGTGGTCCCCCCAATTCGATATCTGTTGGTTCATTATATTTAAAGGTATCTTGCCCATAATAAAAAGCTGTATATCCTTTAACTTCTATTAATCCATGTTGAAGGGAGGATTCTGGATCTGCTTGCCACTTTAAACGAGGACCTACTGTACGACTTATTTGATCATCATTAGGATTATTTGTAAGTAGCTGTGTATTCATAAGTTCTACCTCTTGTGGTTGTCCTTTTAAATCATAATATTTTATAGAACATTCTCCATTATTATCATATGTTTCTTTTTCAAGACATTGAACAGCCATGCTTTTTATATCTAAATTAAAATCTAAATCTTCTATTACTCCTGTTTTATCTTCAAATATTGTTACTAAATCTACATCATTGTTTATATCATCCCCTGATGGTATAGATTCTAATATATCTTCGTCTGCTTCTTGTAATATATTTTGATCTGGTTCAGATTCATCAAAACCCAAAGCTATTTTAGCAGTTACATATGTATCGTAGTTTTTAAATTCTCTTTTTAACCCATTTATCATTACCCATATAGGAAGACCATAGGTATTTTGCATAGTATAAGTTATAAGAGTTTCATTAGGAAAAAAAGGATTAGCATCTATATCAGGTTGTTCTAATTTTTCTAATTCATCTGATAATTCCTCAACATTATCTATTAGATTTGTTATTTCTGTATCTAAAGGGTCTATATAATTATCTATATAACTTTGGGAATCTAATATTATAGAAGTATGGGATTTTTTTCCTGTTTTGGAGATTTTATAAAATACTTCTTCATGAATTTGAAAAAGTTTATTAACATCTATCTTTTTTTTACTCTTAGTAAGATCTTTAAATGATCTATCTTCTATAGAAGTACTTTCGCCTTGGGTAGGTTTATTAAAATTTATATTTACCCCCATTATCTAACAACTTTAAAATGATATTTATTATCATATATTTTTATACCCTCATTATTTTTATGTTTAAATAACACACGATAATATCTTTCAGGTTGTAAACCCTTCATATATATTTTAAAATACATTCCCTCACTATCGGCACTAAGTTTTGTATAGTTATTATCAAAAGGTATAACTTCTTCTTCTGTGTGAGCATCTCTTATACTATAATAAGAGGATGTTGTAAAATACCCTGTATTTAAATGGTTTGAAGAAGATGCAAATTGTCTTGTTGGATATTTATCTCTAACGTGGACTCTAAAAACAGCTTCATCATTTTGATTATATTCTTCTTGGTTTCTATATAAAGAAACATTTAAATCTCCGTTTTGTTTTGCTATTGATTGAGAATTATGTATACTATCATCCCATTTAAAAATCATTTTAGGGGGATAAATAGTATGAGTATCTAAAGAAAAATAAGACATTTGTCCAAAACTACTTGATGTATTAGTTTCTATAGAATAGGGTTGTTTTATAATAAAACCATTATTAACAATACCATTAGGATAAGTAGAACTTGCAAAAGCACTAGCTGAATGTTTTTGAACTATAGAAGTTATATCAAAATTGGTATCCAAAGATGATTCATTATAAAAAGTTTGAGTAGCACTAAAACCACTACCTGTATACCATGATGCTCCACCTTCTGTTATTCCTGGTGCTATAATAGATCCAGTTATATTGGCAGCAAAACTTGAAGTTGTCCATTCTGTTCCTGATACGGATCCATCTCTATATATCCATGTTGCTCCTCCTGATGAAGTTGGGAAATTTAAATATCTACCTTTACCTTCATTCCAAGATTCAGCTAAAGCATATAATTCTAAATTTAAAACAGTAGATAAATTTTGAGGTGTTGCTGTATGTAATTTAAGAGCTATTGATGATGATACTGTTACTCCTTGATTATTAAAATTATTATTCCCTACTATATCTTCTATAACTGTTAATAGTTCTTCATTTTTAAATTTCATTAAAATTCTAGAAGGATAATATCTTTGATCTTCAGTTCCCCTTTCTTTAATTATTTCTAAAATTTCATCTCCCCCTGTATTCATATTTTTACGATCAGGGTGACTGTATATTGTTGTATCTATTTGGGGAAATAAATGATAATATGCCATTTTAATATGTTATTACTCGACCTCTAATATCTGAATCAGGGTATTTTAATTCAAATATACTTGGGTCTAATGATGGATAAATTACTCCTTTTTTATTAGCAGCTTCTAAAGAATATTTATATTTAGAATACCCTAAAACTACCCCACTTTTATTCATTAGTTCTACTTTTTCTACTGTTTTTACTCCTAATACATTTCCTATTAAAGTTTCTATTTCAGCTATAATAATTGGTTGATTTATTTGCCATTTATCTATATTGAAAAAATCTTTTATTTCAGTAATACAATCTAATATTACTTTTTGATTATTGTAATTTTTAAAAGTTGTTATTTCAAAATCTACTCCAAAGTTAATTATAAAAGCATTTTTTATATTAATAGCATCTGTTAACATTCTAAATTGTTCTAAATATGTTGATAGATTTGTTTTAGAAGCTTGATTTAGATTGGATAAGTATTTATTACCATCATATCCTAAGATATATAAATTTAATGCTAAAGGATTAGGAATTCTATTAGTTTCTAAAGTAAGAGGAGATATTTGATCGTCTTGTGTTATATAAGCTTTTGCTATTCTTCCAAATCGGGGAGGCATAGATAAAGTTCTTATTATATAATCATCTTTAGTTACTGTTCTTTGTTGGGCAGAAAAATTAGCCATAGCATTCATTCTAATTTCTGCTATTGAATCTCCTGCTCCCCCTCCTGTAGCTGCTTCCGGGTTTGTAGATGCTACTGAAGATTTAACAAAATTTAACATAGGTTGATTTAAATTAGGTTTATTAGTTATTAATAAAGTTCCTGGGTTTATTATAATATTAGATGGTACATTAGATGCCAAACCCCCTCCTGCTAAATAAGTTACTGTTAATGTTGTATTAGAAGGTATTTTACCGTAAGCTCTTGTAAGTAAAAAATTTGAAGGATCATATGCAGTGTCTAATTTACTTCTTCCATCTTTAATTCCTAAACCTATATTATCTGGGTTTGGGATTATTTGTTCATCTGCTTTATCACTTACACCAGCTCCGAATTGAATTTCTAATTCATTAGTTTCTTTAAATCTTGTTGCAAATCTTCGTGGTACTTTTTTTAATTTTAAAAGATAAGGAGTTTGATTATTATATGCATGTAGTTCGGGGTCATTAGTTGCACTATTTTCTACTTCTTCAAAAATAGTATCTTGAGCTAAATAAGGAACTTCATACCATTCATTACCCTCTGAGTCTATTATTGATTCTATTGATATAATATCTCTATCAAATAAAGTTATAGATTTAAATTGTTCAGGACTTCCTATTGAAAATTCTTGTTCTCTTGTTTCTCCTGATATTGCTGGTACAGATTTTTTAAGTAAAAAATATTCTGGGTTATTTGAAGAATTATATTGATAAACATTTATATTAGTAGGATCAAATGATGAAGAAAAATCAAATCTAACAGTATCTGTTATAGTAAATGTTTGACCCCCTCCTTGGAAATTAGAATTAGATTCTATATCTAAGGCATAATCAAAATCTGGTTTATAAGCACTATCTACTAATTTAGAAGGTACTAATTGAAATATTTCTAAATTTGTTGTTGCTGCTGCTGTTACTTTAGGTCTATATCCTAAAGCATAAGATAAATTGTATAAGTTTTCATTTTCTTGAGCTAATAATAAAAATGATTCTCTTAATTGTGTATCAGTATAAAAAGATAAAACATCTCCTACATAGGCTGCCATTTCTAAAAACATCATTGCTGGATTACCTTCACTAAAATCATTAAAATTATTAGGGAAATAAACCTGGGCAAAATCCATTAATTGGTTTTTAAAAGAATTATAATCTTTATTTAGATATTGAATATCTTTATCTTGTGTTTTATTTGATATTTTTGTATAAGCCATTATTTAAAATTTAATTGCACAGCATCAGTAATCCCATCTGATATAAACCTATATGATACTATTATAAATATTTTATGTCCATCTTCGCTTTCTCTTACTATTACATTTATTAATGATATTTCTGGGATATAAATATTTATTTGATTTTTTATATTTTCTTTTAATCCATCTAAATTTATTTTATTTTCAAATAATAAATTTCGTATACCTACACCAAATCTAGGCTGATTTACTCTTTCTCCTTTTACTGTCAGTAAAAGATTGATTAAATTACTTTTTACTTGTTCTTTTACAGTTTGGGTTCCCGTAAATAAGTTTACTTCATCTAAAGGAAAAGCTACCCCAATCTTAACATTTTTATTAAGATCTAATGGGCTTATTCTTCGTCTAGAATTAAGTATTGGCATCTATTATCTTCCTTTTTTCTTTTCTATTGCTTTCATTAATTCTCTATAATCTCTATTTACAACATTTTGTACAGGAGCAGGCATTTCTTCTATAGATACTCCTGGGGTGTTTCCTCCTTCTAAATTGGTATCTCCCATTGCAGTTTCATTTAAAAGATCATTTAATGCATTATCTGATGTGAAATTTTGTTTTTTAAATGTTCTTCTAGGAGAAGGGTTTGAACCCATAATTTTTTCTCTTAAAGAATTTCTTGATGTTTCAGACATTGAATTATTTGGAACTTCAACTATTTTTTCTTTATGTTCTACAATAGTTGGTTTTAATTCATCACGTAAATCTTCTTTAAGTGTTTTAATTTCTCTACGTAACGCATAATCAATTTCTTCTCTAACTACTTTTCTAATTAGGTTTTCAAATGTTTTTGCTTTCATGTTTTGTTATTTGGTTATTAATAAATATAAAAAATTTTAAATAGTTTTAGGAGTTTCAATTAAAGAATAAGATTTTTGTAATAAATCTGAAGAATTAATTACTTTATATATTCTTTGAGCTTGTAATGTATATCCTCCTTCGGATAAAGTTTGTAATAAATCATCATAATATGTAGACATTTGATCAGCTATTCCAGAATTTATATTTTCATTTGCTAGTAAAAGATCTTCATTAAGAAGCCCCTCATTATTTATAGGGGATTGGTCTGATACTGTGCAATTTTCTATATATTTAGCATATAAAAATTGTAAAAATACAATTAACTTGTCTATTAATGTTATTAACATATTTAAAGCAAGTATTGCTGCCCCTATTATTGCTAATATTGCTAAGGCTTTTTCTGCGTATTTTGGTAAATTGGCTAATATAGCTTTGGTTAAACTACCATATTCTTTTATTTTAGCTTTTCCATAATCAATAGCTTTACCTAATCTATCTATAATAATCCCACTAGCAGCGGGCCCCGAAGAAGCAGCTAATCCTGCTGGTGCTACTCTTACTATTATTTCTAAAGCTATTAATATAGCTCCTAATGCTTGTAGTATTTCTTTTATTTTGTCTATTATATTACGTACTTTATTAAGTTTATTATCTAATTCCGCTAATTTTTCTTTTGATTGTTTTAATCTATTATTTAATTTATCTAATAATGATTTATTTTTATTAAATATTCTTTCAATTTTAGATTGAGCTTTAGCACTACATGCCGATGTTACTATTTGTTCTTTTAAATCTTCGGGAGATGGGATATTTTCTTTTAGTTTAGTTATTTCTTTTTTAGATTCATTTTTTACTTCAGATTTAGCTCTAACTATAACTTTATCAATATTATTATTAAGAAGATTTCTTATTATTGTGCTTGCCATTTTATACTAATTTTGTGTTTTTACTTTTTATATATTGAATATCATTTGTTAAATCTCTTATTTGATTTCTTCTTACTTGTAGTAAAAAACTATTAGCAGGATTAGGAGCCGTTGGGGATCCTGGAGGACCTGATACATATGATACTTTATTTTCTAGATCATCTAATATATCATCTATTAATCCTAATATTCCTGTTAGTAGTTCTTCTAACTCATTACCCAATACTGCTGGTTCTGATGGTAATTTATCATCATATGTTAACCCCAAATAAATATTAGGAGAATTTAATACAAATTTACTGGCATTATCTCCCTCTCTTATTTCGCTAGTATCAATATGTATACTTCTATTAGCACTAAAGCCTATACTTTCTTTTGAAAATAATAAAATAGAATCATCTTTAGCATTAAATAATAATCTATCTGAATTTATTATTACTTGTTTACCTTGATATATGTTGGGGTCTTGTGGTTTATAACTCATTTAATTTTATAGGTTTTATATTATCCTGATAATTACTATTAGGGTCTCTTTTTTCTCCCCCGTATTTATTATGTAATTCTTTATCTCTAGATATTAATGTTGTAAATTTTTTATTTTCATCTTTGTTTTTATAAGAAACATGAATCCAAGCATCTGGTCCTTTTTCAGGATATGCTAACACTAATTGATGCCAACTTTCTAAATTATTATAACACCAATCCCATACTAATTCTATATCTTGATCTTTTATATAAAAATCAATAGCTTGACCATAAAAATGTTCATTTTGTATAATGGTTCCCCCTATATGATTTGTTAATTTTGAAGATCTATATCCTGATTTTATTCTAAAATAATTTTTAGGAAAGGGACTTTTATCTATTATAGGATCTATACAATTAAACATTACTCCTTTTAAGTGATTTACTATAGTATCCCCAATAGTCCAAGATTCATTATATTCTTCTTTATCTATACCAGGATAATTATTAATCTCATTATCATTAGTTTCTGAGTCTTCTTCATAAGGAGGTGTATATAATTCATGGGTTGATGGTGGGGAACATTCATCTACAGTATATCCTCCTGATATTTCTTTTTCTGCTACGTCTATAAGTAATTTGTAATTTTTACTTGGTATTCTATATACTCCATTATATATTATTCTCATTTGAGAATCTTTTACTATCATTTTATGATCAAACCCTCCTCCTGCTGGATAAAAACCTAATGTATCTTTTACTATAAAATTATCATTAGGACTTCCATTATCCCTATCTATATATGCTCTATATTTTTCATATATAGCTGTAGGGTGTATTTTTGGTTTATAATATGCTGATGATATTAAATGGGATAATTTATAATGTTTTCCTATTAATTGATTTAATCCTTGATTTACTTCTGGAGCTGTTTGTGTAGGGGCTGTATTTCCTATTTGAGGGTAACTGTTTGTTCTCATTTTTAAATTATCCGTTTTATCTTCTATTAATGTATTTTCTAAAAGATAAATACAACTATCATCATCTAATGTTGCTTCTTCATTATAATTTTCTGCTTGTGGATCTGTACAACCTTCTACATTTGGAGTTGGTGGGGATTGGGTTATTTCTTCATTTTCTTCGATTAAATTTTCACTTTCTTCAAAATCAGGTTCTACTGTTTCATTTAATGTGGGGTTAGTAAATGTTTCTTTTATTGGTTTTATTTCTTCTAAATTAGCCCCATGGGATTTAAAATGTAAAGAAGCGGGAATAAAATTAGGTATTTGTTGGTTAGAAGTTAAATATATACTTGAATTATCACTATTTATGTCTTCAATTGTATGTATCCATCCTTCTTCATTTGTATTAGATTCTTCCTGTCCATTTCTAATTATAATAATAGGATCTCCATTATTTGAGTGTTCTCTATCTTTAGACCAATGGTTTAATCCTTCTGTTTTTCCTTCTTTATAAGTATTATTTTCAGATATTTTTTTTACATTTGTAGAACCAAATCTTATAGAATTACCAAATCTACCTTCTAATATTATATCTCCTTCAAAAGGTAATAAAGGTTTTAAATCTGTTTTTTCTTTAAAATATTCGCCCAATAAAGGAGAAGAACCACCATCTACATTAGATATAGGTTTATTTATTAAACCCCTTTCTACATTAGAATAATCTACTTCTTGGAGTTCATCTTTATTATTTAAAGATGATAATAAGGGTAATGGATTAGTATGGGGATGATTCCAAATATTAATATTAGATATATAATAACTTGATACATCATTAGTACTATTTGTTCCAAAGTTTTGATTTTTTGCATAAACTATCAAAACTAATTCATTTTTAAGAGGATAATTTTTTACAAAAGAAAAAAAAGGTTTAGCAGGTATATTTGTTCTACCTTTTACAGAATCATCTTCATTATCTATTGTATCATAATATATAGTTCCTACACTATCATAATTATTTTTACCTAATCCTAAATTATATGCCTGATTAACATCTAATATTACATTTTTTACTCTACCTAAAGTATAAGTACCTTGTGTATTAAAAGAATTATTTGTTTCTTCGTTTTGTTTTTTAATTCTTATTGGCATTTCCCTCTTCTAATTGTTTAGGTTCTTCAACAGTTTTAGCTATTTCTTCAGTTAAATCCTGAAGTTGAGCCATTTCTTCTTCTGTTAATAATCCACCATCACCTGAATTTGCATTACCCGTAGATAAACGTTGTACTATGGCTGCCATTTTTAATAAAGCATCATCGTTTTTAACACTAATTTCCATATATTCTTTTATTAAAGGGACTACAACAGTAGCATCACCTAAAGATTGGACTAAAGGACGTAATTCGGCAATTAAAGATGCTAATTGTTTAGCTTTTTTCTTTTGATTACCATGAATTTCTTTTAATAAATCCGAAAAAGATTTATCGTCAAATAATATTTGGTTTAATGGATCCATACTATTTTATTATAAATATGGAAAAAAATTAGACTTTTACATATCCATGAATAGCATATTCAGCATATAATTCTTTATATAATTTTTTAAGATATTTAGTTACTTTAGTTATAACGGGGGTATCTACTCCTGTCATTTCTCTTATGTAAATATATAATGCTTTTTTATTAAAAATTTCTAAATTTTCTCTACGTTTAAATAATACATTTATAGCATCACAAACTTTTAAATCTTGTTCTTTTTTAAACATATTAAACATATATTTATCTATATATTCTGTAAAATAATCTATAAAATCTTTTATATCTTGTTTACGTTCATCTCTACCTAATTGATATAATACACCATCATCTTCATCTGCTGCCATTACATCAGTTGTTATTTTTTTCTTCTTATAGTTATTATTATTATAAAGAATAAGATAATTTTTCCCTACAATTGAAAAATAGCTAAAAGCTTTAGTACCTTTTTCTGGTTTAAAATAATCTAGTTTTTCTAAAAGAAAACAAATTACTTCATGTTTTAAATCTTCTAAATCATCTACTTCTGTATAATAAAATTTAAAAGTATGTATAAGATTTTCGGCTAATTTATAGAAGGGGTAATGTATTCTAGTTTTAAATATATTATCTCTTTCATCTTGATTAGATGATGCTAAATATTCTTTTATAGCTGCATCTGTATCTGATGTAAAATATTGTTTTTTTGTTCTTTTTCTTCCTCTTTTTTTAGGTTGTGGAGTAGAAGAACCAGTATTTACTGGTTCAGGGGGGATTGGTTTGTTTATCATGTGGTTTTTACATTTTATTTAAGTGTAAATTCATTTAATGCCTCTTGTATTTTTTGTACTTCTTGAAAAAACCAACCTATTTGATCATCAGAATAAAATATACCTTTATCATCTATTTGTTTTAATCTTTGATCACAAGTATTTATGGCTTCACTTTGTTTTATAATAAAATTTTCATATTCTTCTATTATATCTTCTTGGGTTTCATTTCTTTTTATTAAATTTCTAATAATAAAAAAAGAAGTTATTGTTACTGATGTTAATATTATACTAAGTATTAATTCCATATTAATCTTTAAAAAATGAATCTATAACATTTAAAGTAGCATTTGATAGATTCGGATTATTTTTTGTGTTTATTTTTTTAGCTGTTCTTAATGTTTTATCTCCTTTACTTGCATTTTTAGGTTTAGATTGTTTAGGAATAGAATCTGTTGCATTATTCCAAATTTCAAATTCAATTTGAGCAGCCATATGATCTGCTTGATGCATTAGTAAAGGTAAATGAGATCTTAGTTTGGTTTCTTTCATTCCAGACATAAAATAAAATTTATTTGATTCATCATATAAACCATCGTGTATTTTAATTCCAATGTATTCGTTTTGACTTACTTTACATCCTATTTCTTGTAATAAAAATAAAGATCGTTCTGGAATTTTCATTGCAGGAATATCAGTATTGAATTTATAAACTTGACCTAATTTATCAATATGCCATTGTGAATCATTTGGTTGGTAATATTCACCTTCTTGTTGGCCCATCTTGCCTAAATCATGGAATAAAGCAACGAAATGCATTTCTTCAACTGTATATGTGGATATATCTCCACCCATTGATTTCCACGTTTTATATAATTCATTTGCACAATCATATACACGTAAAACATGATCAACATAACCCCCAGCAAATGCTGAATGGTGCCAATTTTTAGCGGCTGCAGGCATCATCATTATTCTTTCTTGGTATTTTTCTAAAAATGAAATTAATATATCTGCTCTGTCTTTAGATATATTTGTTTTTATTTCGTTAATATAACGATCCCAGTTTGACTGGATTTTTTCTGCTGATAACATAACTTTTATTTTTTATAATGTTCCTGTATTTTGAACATTTCTAGCACCATAATTACCTGATTGAGCTATAGTAATTATATTTTGTAATTCATCATATCTATCTTTTAATTCGCCTTCTTCCATAAAACGAATAGCTGCTTTGTTTTCACCTCTTTTAATTAGTGTATGTAAGCTTGCTAAAGATTGATCTAATCTTTCCATTGCATTTTGTAATTGTCTTTCGTATTTCATAACGTTTTTTTATTATTTATTTAATTATAGTAAATTATTTTGGGGAATCCAAATATTTTTCATATTTTTTATTACACCAAATCATATTTTCTTTTAACATTTTTTTACGATCTGATGGTATATTAAGGAAGTCTGTTGATTCAATTAAATAACCTATTGATGTTATACGGATTAAATCGTCCTTTGTTCCGTTTTTTTGTATAAGTTTTTTAAGTAATTCAACACTTTTAAGATATTCATCTTTTTTTAATTCTGCTGCTGATTGTTGTTTTTGTAATTCGTGTTCTTTATCATTATTATCAAAGAACGACATTATATTAGTACCTGAACGATGGATGTTTTTTAATTCATCAGCCTTTTCCATTCGTTTTAAAGTTTCCTCTATGTTTTTAGGATTGTATTTAGGAGATTTCAAATAACCAAATTTTTATGCGTCTTCTTCTAAGTAAGTAGCTTTAAAACCTATTCGTGGTCTACAATTATTCCAAGATATTTTTTCAAATTTAGCTAACCCTCTTAAACCATTAACTATATCTTCAGGAGAACCACCAGCATAAATATATTTTCCTGTTCCCCCACTTGCCCCAAAATCATGGGCTAAAAAATGTTTAAATTGTTCTTTATTTACATACCTATAAAGATTCATTAGTGCTATTTCTTGTTGTATTGTTTGGGGATTATTAAAATTTATTTTACTAAATAAAGCATTAACAGCTTCTCCATGCCCCACATCATTAGATAAAGTATCTTTTAATGCTTCTTCAAATTCTTTTTTATCTTTTGTTTGTTTATGTGTTAAAGATAAAGCTAATGCAAATTTATTTAAGTTACCTACTATTTCTATATCTTCTCCTTCACCTACTTCATAAGAAGTTCCAACTTTTCTTAAACCAAAAGGTTCTAATTTAAATAAATCAATAGGATATGCGGCGGGTTTTTCACCTAAAGTTGCTCCATCACCTTTAATTTCAAATTCATCTCCATTTAAAGCTAAATCTCCTTTACCCCTAGAATCAGTTATATTTTTAAATATTAAAGCCATACCTAATTCTCCCATTCCTACTCCTTTTTTACCTTCATCTTGAGTAGTATGTGAAATTATTTTTTCCATTACTGAAGAGGGTACTTTATCTGAAGGTACTATATTAAATAAATTTCCTTCTGATTTTGTTGGGAATTCTAATTGTTTTTCAGGATTAGATAAATAATCTATAAATTTTATGTTTTCTTTAGGATCTAAATCCTCAATAATATTTTGAATTTCGTTTGAATATCTTTTTACTACAAGTTCTTTATAATTACTTGCTCTTAAAGATTTTAATATAGGAGCATAAGAACCAAAATTTGAAATTCTATGATATAATTTATTGATTTGTTTTTCGTCTAAATCCATTGATTTTATTAGACTTATTAAATCACTTTTTTTATGGGATCCTAATTGTGTTCTTAAATGTCTTATTTCATCTTCATCATCTGTGTTTATTGAAGAAGGGGGTTCATTTGGGATTTCATCATCAGTAGCTATTGTTACTTGTTCTTTTAGAGATTCGATGATTTTTTGAGTAGGAAGATTTAACCCATTTAATATATTTTCCAATATCAGAATATCAGAAGGGCTATCCAATGATGGATATCCCTTTTCTGACCTGTAAGACCATTCCAATAATAACTCATCGAGAGTCATAAGTTTTAACCTTTAATAATGTTGGCTAATTTTTGGAACCTTTCTTTTAAATCTTTTGATTTACCGGTTGGGTCATCCATACAGCCACCACATGAACCACCTCTACAACATGAGCCAGGACCACAGTCACTATCTTTAGTACATCCTCCTCCTGCTTTTTTAGCTTCATCTAATTCTTCTTCATCACCCTCATCTTCATCATCCATATCTTCTAAATCATCCATAGTGTCATCAGCCATATCATCTGCTGCTGCTGCTGCTGCTCCGGCTGCTGCATCTTCCCCACCTTCAAAATAAGATTTTAACATATCATAAATGTCTCTTAATGTAGATTCTGCGTCTTCACCTCCTTCCATATCAACATCTGCATCCGAAACTGCTACTTCAGGCTCTTCTTGTTCTGATAGGTATCTAGAATATTCTTCGGCTATCATTTTTTTAAGATCTTTTAAATTCATTTTTTCTTTTTTATTTGAGTTATTTATTGGTTTTTTTCTTTTTATTTTTATAATAAGGTTTTTTTCCTCTTCTTTTTTTTCCTTTTGCTGCATCTATAACGTCTTTTGATTGTGCTACAACGTTTTTAGCTGCTTTTTTAACATCTGCTAGTTCTTTTTTCATTTCAGCGATTCTAGCTTTCGCTTCTTTTAATGCTGCTTCTGCTTTTTCATCTAAATCTGTAGAATCCCAAAGCGCTTTCCACAACCTTTTAAAGTAACTTTTTAATTTTTCCATAACGTTTTTATTTTTTATTTTTTACTACAACCACATCCACCTTTACTATTACTTCTTCTAACTGCTTTAACTGCTTCTAATAATCTACGTGGTACTCTTGATTCTGCCATATCTTGGCCTTTTGGTTCTTTAGGTCCTGAATCTCCTGAGTCTCCTACATTATCCCATGGGTTTCCTGGAGCTCCATATTCACATCTACAATCTTTTCCACATCTTCCTCCAGCACCACAATGTACATCACCTGTACAACAATTCATGGATTGGCCTATAGCTTTTCCTGTATCAACGTCATCACTTTCTAATTTATCAAGCAGATCACCCACTGTATTATCATTAGTCAATCCTAAAACATCCATCTCATCTAATAGAAAAAGTATAAGTTTGATAGCTATACCCATCCACCACGCTTCGTTTAATTGTCCTTTTGATTCATCTACAGGTTCTCCTTTTGGTTCTTTAGGTCCTGAATCTCCACTAGAGTCTCCACCTGAGCCTTTGGCCATCTTTTCGAATTCAGCTTTTCTACTTATAAGATCACCTAGTGTAGTTGAAGTCGTTATACCACTCTTTGGCCAACCAATAATTTTTAAAATTCCTTTTACTATTTTCTCCATTTTAGACTTCTTTTTCTTTTCATCTAACCTCTCATAAATTCCTGCTTTATTTGCTATTTGTCTAAGTTTTTTATTCGTGCTTTCTTTCATTAAGTTTAATATTGCTTTTTTAACTTTTGAAAGTTTTCCTTTAGATTCTGTTAAATTAGTACATCCATATTGAGGGCCTAAAGTTTGTATTGTGTGTTGTATTTTACAATTTAATTGAGCTTGCCATGCTTGACCAATTCCCCCTTGTGCTTTTGCTCTCCATTTATCTACTCTATTTCCTAAAAATTTACATGGTTGGTTTGGGTTATTAGCCCAAGGAGCATTAGTAAAATTTTGTTCAAACTGATCTGACCAAGTTTGAAAATTACCCCATGAATCACATGGGTTATCATCTAATAGGCTTGTTTGCTCAGACATTCTATGCTTCTTATAATAAGATTTTCTTTTACCACTAGGACGTTTTATTTCATTTTTACGTGTAGCAGGTAAAGATCCATCACCACCAGGACGTACCATTCCTCCACATGGACAGTCACAATTTGGTTTTCTAAATAAAGCCCAGGTTCCAACACCAAGTGCAATCAATCCAATTAATACACCTAACCATTCCTTTAAGACCATTTTTTCCTCTCTCATTCCAGCTTTTCTTACAACCCAATCCCATGTAAAGCCGGTACCAATAGGTTCTATAGTTGTTTTGACAAAGTTTTCTATTTCTTTTTCACTTCCCAAACGGGATACATAGGTTTCTAATTCTTTTGCATTCGTAGCAACACTACATAAATTACCACATCCTGCTTTACAAGATCCATCTCCTGAACCTTCATCTCCTCCTGTTGTAGAACCTGTATTCCATGGGTCGAATCCTCCAAATGGGTTATCAAAAGGATCTTTCTCACCATCATCCCATGGGTTAAAAACTAATTTGTCATCCCACAATTTTTCGTTTAGAAGTTTTTTACTAGGAGGTAAATCATCATAATCTAATGCTTCACCTAAATGCCTGTCGAAACTATCATCTTTACCCATTCTTTTTCCATAAGGAGTAAAATGTTGATATTTTCTAACTATCATAGCTATTTCATCTGATGGACGTCCTCCACTTTCTGCCCAGTTCATTAATGCTTCTGCTTCAAATTCAGCCATTCCAAATGGTAAATCTCCTCCACCACTAGTTCCAGGGCTTACCATTCCTGGGTCACCCTCAAAATAATTATATAGTCTTTTTACTAACCACCAAGCTGCTGCCCCTAAAATTGCCTCCCAAAATTCATTTAGTTGTTGTTTTTTTCTACTTTCATATAGAGGTTTTAACCCTGCTAGTTTTTTAAAACGATTTATTGTAGTTTTTTGTTTTTTCATTTTATAATAGTTTTATAATCCTGCTCCTTTGGATAAACCCTCTAGGAAGCTTGCTTTTGCGATTTCATAATAAATTTTAATACTCTGAGCTCCCTCTCTTAAAGAAATACCATTTTCTTTTATAATATTTAAAAGTCTAAGTTGCTCTTCTCTAGTCATATCTGTTAATGCTATGTCTTTTTTTTCTTCTCTAAGTTTAGCTACAGCATCTTCTTCATCTTTATCTACTGCTTTTAATCTTTTTTCTAGATCTTTTATAACTGAAGGTATATCTTTAGCTACATAATCTTTACTTGCTACGTCAAATTTTTCTGCTGTTTTTTCTAATTTCTTTTTATCGGCATCTGATATTTCTATTGCTTTTTTATAGGCTTCTACTGCTTTTTTGTCTTTTTTACTCTTTTTATATCTTTCTAATTCTTTAACCTTTTTATCTGTAAAATATTCTATAAGTTTTTCTAAGGCCTCTCTTTCTTTATCAAATTTAGATAATTTTTTAGATCCTTTTTTAGCACCTTTTCCAGCTTCTTTATCTATATCATCATCATCTATATCATCTTCTTTATTTTCTCTGAGTGCTTTTGCTATTTCTTTTTTTATAGCTTCTTTAAGTTCTATCATTTTATCATCTTTATGTTTTGAATCTTTATCTCCTGGTTTAACTTCTTGCATTTTGATATTATCTTGTTCTTTTAACCAAGTATTAAAAGTAGGTTTTTTAATACCTTCTACATCATTTCTAAATAAAGTTTCATAAGTCATTAAGGAAGTATAATATCCCCCATGTGTTTCTAAATTCTTAAGTACAGATTCTGTGGCTTTTTCTCTTTCTTCTGGAGTTGATTCTGCTAATCTTGAACAACCCATAGATACTAATTCATAATCCATACCTTTTCTAAATTCATATGGGTTTACTCTATCCAAACGATTACCCATTTCAAAATCTTCCTTTTTAGGGTCTGGTCTATATCCTGAAAATTTATTATTTGCCATATTATTCTATATAAAATATATTATTCCTTAATAAATATAAAATTATCTTGGAAACTGTATTATTGTTTTATTATTTGTTTACTATATCGTTTATTGTTGTATATAATAGATAGATTATATAAACCATTTGCTAAATCTGATAGATCTAATCGTTTTATATTTTCTTTTTCTATTAATAATTTACCCATTATATCATATATTTCTACTTTAATTTCTAATCTTGTTTCTATAGTAATTAAATCTTTAGTTGGGTTGGGGAAAACAACTATTCCTAATGATGAAATATCTTCTACTGTTGTAGGCCATCCTTGAGTACAATAATCATACATTGATTGACAACTTGCATCCCAATTTACATTACAACAATAATCATCTACATCAATCACCCAAGCATAACATCCATCATTTAACCAATATGGTACTCCTGGTCCCCCATAACAACCCGCATCATATAAACAAGCTGTAGAATCTAAAACATTTGCTAATGGGTTATAATTATAAGCTGCCACATCCGTACAACCAGTTACTATTGTTATACATGAATTATCATCAAAACAAGCAAATTGATTATAATTTAATGCTGTAGAATCTGTACAACCAGCAATTAAACAACATGAGTTGTCTGTAGTATTAGCTAAAGGATCGTAATTATAAGCTAAAGGATCAGTACATCCATATATAAAGGGAATACATGTTCCGTTATCTGTGTTAGCTAATGGGTCATAATTATATTGAGTAGAATCTGTACAACCATAGATAAAAGGTATACATGAACCATTATCTGTATTTGCATTTAAGTCATAATTCCACATAGTAGGATCAGTACAACCATAAATAAATGGTATACAACTTCCATCGTCTGTGTTGGCATTAACATTATAATTAAACATAGTTAAATCTGTACAACCATAAATGTAAGGAACACAACTACCATCATTAGTGTTTGCAAGTGGATTATAATTAAATTGAGTTGAATCAGTACATCCTAAAACAGTTGCTATACAACTTCCATCATCAGTATTTGCTAAAGCATTATAATTAATAGCTGTGGAATCTGTACAACCTAATAATTCTGCTATGCAAGAACCATCATCTGTATTAGCTAATGAGTTATAATTAATTGCTGTTGAATCAGTACATCCTAATAATACTGGTATACAAGAACCGTCACTTACATTTGCTAAATTATTGTAATTAAATGCGGTTGAATCAGTACAACCATAAATAACAGGTTCACCTT